CAACGCATATGTTTTCCCCATGCAATATAGAAATAGAACAATGTTGTGCGGTTGCATAACAGATGATGAACGTAACCGCGTAAACTATTCTGGTAAAAATACTCCTGATGTTTATAACGGTACTGATGCAAGTGGTTTTAATAATGAACGCAGTATTAAATTTGGTGGACGTGATGCACTGACATGCGGAATTGAATTGTTTAATCAGCGTGGAGATACACTCAATTCATGTGGGTTATTTTTCAAGAATACCGAACTGCATGTACTGGCTGGTGATACACCAAGTACGTTTACAACTGATACTATTTCAAGACAAATAGGATGTCCTGCACCATTGACGCTTGACACTGCTGAGGTTGCATATGGTTCTACCGATGCAGTTAAACAGAATGTGGCATTATGGATGAGCGATAAAGGCCCCATGATGTATTTCAATAATTCAATTAAACCATTAATGGATAATAATATAAGAGAATATTTTATTTCGGGAGAAAGTGTTTGTATAAATTCAAGTTATACAGATATAGCGGCGGGAATATATGATCCAAACTTCAATGAGTATCATTTAGTTATACCATCTGGTACTTCAACCACCAATAATGTATGGTTGATATATGATCTCGCTCGTGGTAAATGGAGAGAAAACTACATGGGTGTTACTGGTGCAAGTGGGGTCTGTCCGGATTTTCCCCAGTCATTCATACGAGTCGCAGATTCCTATGGCAATAAATATATATATGCATTAACTAATACCGGGTACATGATACGTTTGGATAATGGAAGATATTGGAGTGGTCCCGCTACTACTTATGGGATAACACACACCGCCAAAACGGGAGATATTTTATTTACGGGTAGTGCATGGGATGAAGTAGAAGTACGTAGAATTAAATTACTATACGACACAAATGCAGAGGGTAGATTGGCGGTTAAGCATTATTTAAATGGTGCATTAGCAGCTACGAATACGATTGGTACGAGTGGTATGGGTTTACCTCCCACAACTGCTACAAGAGTTATGTATTATACGGTTACTACCGAAACGCATTCATATAGAAATCTCATTATGCAATGTGCTGCTCAGGTGAGTTCTCTATATCATAGTATACGCGGATTCTCACATGCATTTGAATTTATAGTTACATTATGTACCGTAACAAAACCAAAACTTCTTGGTTGGGCAGCGCAATGGCACGAAGTTAAAGAGGATATACTTGATAAGGATGGGGATATTGCCTAATGAATTCAATTAAACTATGTGAATGTGGATGTGGACAACCAACAAAATTATCAACCAAAACTGATAAATCAAATGGAAGAATTAAAGGACAACCCATGCATTTTATAAAAGGGCACGCTGCAAAATTACAAAAGATCAAACCCACTATTCTATATGAATCCCCAGTTTTATGTCAATGTGGATGCGGTGGGGAGGTATTGAAATCCAAACAAAGTGAATATACTAAGGGCTACAAAAAGGGAGAAGCAAGAAAATTTATATCTGGACACAATTTAAAAACATATATTAAACCAATAAGTAAACGTATTAAAGAAAATATTATAATAAACAATAATACCAATTGTTGGGAATGGAATGGGTATAAAGATAAAAACGGGTATGGAATAATAGGATATAAAAATAAAAAATGGTTTGTACACCGACTTATTTATTTACTTATCGGAGGAATTTTAACATCAGAAAAACCACATGTATTACATCATTGCGATAATCCTTCATGTTGTAACCCATTACATTTATTTTCTGGTAATGACGCTGATAACAATCGTGATATGATACAAAAAGGTAGGAAAGTAATTTTACGTGGAGAACGTGCTGGTAATGCTAAACTCACCGTAGAACAAGTCATAAATATAAAAACACTTCGTGAAGAAAAGAAAATTCCGTATAAATTAATAGCAAATAAATATAATATAAGTGAACATCATGTATGGTTAATATGCAAAAAAATGACATGGAAACATTTATGGAAGTAGGGAATTTATATGTCACCTATTGCTAGCACAATCTCAACACCATCTCCAGGTACTTATACAACTGGTGATGCCCAAGTTCCGGGGACTCCAACTTATGTTGGTAGTGCAGTAGAACAATTAAGTATTTCATTTACTACTGGGACTAATGGTACTGCCGTTACCTATTTAATCTATGCAGACATAGATGATGGTAGTAGTACTGGATATGTACAGTCAGATGATGGTGCAATTGAAGCTGGAGAAAGTTGGGCTACTGCGGCAACATGGGGAAGTATTATAGCGGTAACTGGTCTAACTGGTGTTCATGGATATAAGTTTAAGGTTAAGGCAAGGAATGAAGCACTTGCGGAAACAGCATATAGTGCATTCTCTGTTAATATGATACCATTTCTTAACTTGGTATATTCTCCATTTTCAAATGCAGTCTCATATGAATGCACAACAGGTAAAGTAAAAATCAGCGGTCTGTCGGTAACAGCAGTTGGTGATTCAACACCAGGTGTTTTTACAATAGCCTATACACTCACGAGAATAAATACTCCCGCTACCAAAGCGAATGTTAAAATCGCTTATGGCACAAATGGAATTGATTATACCAATCTTACTGATACAGTTAAAACATTTGGAGATAACACATCAAGATTCGATATTACAATATCTTCACCTGTTTATTCTACAACCTATACATACGATGGGACCGGAACTGCACCCCTATTTGTCACCAATGGTTTAACTACTGGTATGATGATAACTATAAACAGTAGTACATTTACAGCGGTCAACAATGGTTATTTTAAAGTTGTCGCTGTTGGTGAAACATACATAACAGTTGAGAATAGTGCGGGCGTAGCGGAAATAGATAAAGTATTATCCGCGAATGATTCGGTCACGTCATGTATTTCTATAGGTGGAGCTATTTCTGGTCTAACGGCAAGCGCGGCTGGTACAGCGAATTCAAATAAATGGGCTTCATGTTTAATTGTTGGGAATAGTTATGCTAATACAATTTATATTCGTGTAACTCCATATGATGAAACTACCGGAGGTAATGCTGGTACTGCTGCGGCAACTACCATAGCTGTTGACAATAGACCAGTAGCGGTAACACTTGCCGAATTTGATGAATTCGCATGGGACTCAGATACTACACCGATATTTTGTGCTGATATGGCTAGTATAAAATGTGGATCATATCTTTATTTTGTTTTACATATATATGATAGTACCGGAACTGAGATACAAACAAAATCATCAGCAGAACTTACCGATGGATGGTCATATGAACAAGATCACGCAGGCAGTCCCGGAACGTTTACCGCATGTACATGGCTTGGTGTTCCCGCTCAGTATGTACCACCCAACGTGACGGGCAATCGAATAAAATATGTATTACAAACTGTACTAACTCAAGGTTCTACATATACCGCGAAGCTCCAACAAGCGGAGATAAAAAACGATTTAATCTAACGTATATAATATTATGATAATTAAACTAATACTACCATCTGATTATTGTATACATGATCGTGAACATACACGAAAATTTCTTATAAATGGGGGAATTGATGTTAGCAAAAAAGTCATGTTGTATCGCAACGAGAACGGACAATATGTATTTCAGCAAGAAACAGAAGATTTGGGTGAATGTTCTAATATTTATTGATATTGGTTTGGCGATATATTTCTTCATTACAAATTGGAGGTTACTAATTGGATCGTAAAACGTTAATAGCTGGTGGAGTTGCAGCGGTTATGACAATATTTGCCGGGCAAGAAGCACTCAAAATAAATGATCGTAACCAGGCAATCGCTGAGTTCCATCAAGATCAAATGACGGAAGTTTCCAAACGTAAAGTCGGAGAAGAAATAAAGTCAATGCGTACATCTAACTCCGAGACTTTTAAATCCGACAGTGTAATAGTTACGAGACCTGATGGAGAAAAAGTAAAGGTAGCGCAATTTAATAGTCGTCTATATTCGGGTAATCATTTTTGGAAAGATGCGGATGTTGATACTTTGCGTCCGCTCGATTTGACAGTGCGGGATATATCAGCGCTTGCCCGGATGAATCCGCTCCGGACACATGATAAGTATGTTGACGCGGGGCCGTACACAGCGACATGGATGAATGATAAACCCAATGATTATCGTATAGATGCTGGTGATATATATATAAAGTATAGGGCATTATTTGACGAACCTGGTATTTCGGCGACGAAGGAGCCGACAGCGGGCGGTATTAAAGAGACAGTGATTCTTGCAGATTCAACAGTGGGGCATTCCCTTAAATGGATTTTTGAAACGGATGGTTCCGTTGTTCCAGATGCTACCAATGGGTTTGATGTTCGCGCCAAGAATGGCAACGTTCCATTGAAAATTGAACCTCCTGTGGCATCGGACGCGCGCGAGAATCCGGTTATGGCGGTAGCGTCGGTATCCGGGGATACGCTCACGTTCCGGGTTACGGTTTTGCCGGGGCAGGAATATCCGATCACGGTTGATCCGAGTACAACGGTAGTTACAGCAACCAGCGTATATAATCCCTATAAAGTGAGCGATAGTTGGGCTGGCGCGAGAGATGCTACTACTGCCGGTGGGGATGGGTCATCCCCATATACTGTTGGGTCATCGGATTCATGGATGAGCGCAAGACTATTAATGCGATTCCCTCTTCCCGCGATGGCATCATGTAGCGCATGTACATTATGGGCATATCAGAATGATATAGAAGGTGCTGGTGATAGTTTATATGTGTTTTCGGCTCATTCTTTCGGTTCAACGAATACATCGGCAGATTTTATAAATTTCAATGGTTGGGTTTCCGGTAGTGCGCATAACGGAACAGCATTGTCGGCCCCGAAACCATTTCCGGCAGCTCCTGGACTTTTCTCTATGATATTTAATGCGGCAGGTATTGATAGTGTTATGATTTCTACAAACGATACATTACGTTTGGTATTAATAGATGCACGCGATTACAGGAATGTTGCACCCGAAGCAGGTGCGTCATTTGAAAATAGAATAAGCGGTTCTCCATATATAGGGTTTACCTATACTCTACCACCTCCCGTACTCGCAACAAATGTAACAGTAATGTCTATTGATAAGAGTGATTCTCTTTTGGTTTCATGGGGCGGGACAACATCATCCAATGATAGTCTAATCTTGAGAACCTACCCAGATAGTGTATTCATCGCATATCTTGTTAAATCAAATACATCTCAAAGAATAGGTAATTTAAATCCCTATACAAAATATAAATGGTATATCAAAAGCAAAACAGGCGGGGGAGCATTATATTCTAACGCAGATTCCGGTTATACTTTACAAACATTCAAGACCGAGAATTTCTCACTATCTAACACTGGATACGCGCAGAATAAATCAACTGCTGTGTATGACTCGGCGCGTGGGGAAACCCTTTCCGACTCCCTGTCAAGTGGTTCATCCTATCTCGGCCAATGGTGGTACAGTTCTTCAGTTAGATATGTTTTAAGACATTTCCAATCCGTTGCACTTCCTAAACTCACGAAGGTCAAGGCGGAATCTCTCTTTATCTATGGTACATCGGACAGTTCTTATACCGATTTCAATATTGAGGCACGCGCCGGAACATGGACAGGGGCGACAGCAGCGAATCTGAAATACAACCTGTTTGATGGCTGGCAAACTGCCATGACTGCGTATACTGGAACCCAACTCATCACTCCATTCTCTACCGCCGGATTCACCACCGGGGCGACACTCAACAAATTGGTGTTCACGGCAGCCGGACGTGATAGTACATATAAACATGGAGTTGCACCCGATACTCTTCGGTTTATGTTACTTTCCTCACGAGATATTTCTGCAACCGCACCAGTTCAGGGTGAATATATAGAGATGACGGAAGGTAGTTCTTATCTTCGACTCACCTATGCACCGCCGGACAGCGCGCCGAACGGATTAACTATTACATCCATATCGAAAGACAGCCTCCTCGCAACATGGACGGACAGGTCTTACTCGGAGCGCGGATTCATCGTGGTGGATGCGTCTACCGGAAATATAATTGCCGGAACTGATACGACAAATCAAGATGTAACCAGTAAACGTGTTGGTGGACTTTTGCCAAATACTTCATATACATGGAAAGTGAAAGCGGTAGGCGGTGGTGCAAACGGACTTTTATCTGCGGCTGACTCATGTTATACGCGGGCAGCGACACTCCCCAAACCTACAGTTACAATGGTTACGGACTCAACAAGAAAGGTTGTTATTGATACTTCAGGAATATATACGTCTTTTACCAGACTGGCAATTCAGGATAGTATAACAGGTAAATTTGTTGATTGGATTAGTGGCGCACTTGATACGCTTGCGGCAGGTACAGATTCAAGCAATGCAGATTATAGAACATATGCAAATTGGAACGGAGCATTGGGAGATACCGTAAAATATGAGGTCGGTAAAACAAGTGCGTTTAGAACATGGACGCGAAGTGCACAATAAATAAATTATTCACAAGTTTAAATAATTCTTGCTGTTTTTGATATTTCTTATTATATTAATTGTACTATGTAATTCATGAGGTGATGTGTTATGTCATTAGAATATGAGTATATAAGAGGTACTAGGGATATTGGGAATATTTCTCCAAATCGTCAGGCTATACCCAACTACGATGAACTCGCCTATAAGTATGGTATGGGATTGGGTCAACGACAGGTGAATGCCGATAGGTCTGATTTACGTCTATCTCAGGCAGAATATGAGAATCGTTCCGATAGACGCGCATTGAATATTTCTCGTGGACAGAATACCATTGCTACCGCACTTGGTGTTGCTGGAGTGGGTATACAGGGTGCTATGACACTGGATCAATTTCTTAAACAGAAAGAACAAGCAGCCAAAGACGCGCTATATAATGAACAAGCAATGAGTACCATTGGTATATTCCAAAATATGATAAAAAATATATCTAGTACATATGGTAGTATAACGCCATATGAACCATTATATCCCGGTACTGGTGGTGTGAAACCATGAATTATTCAGCAATAGATTATAATCAATTATATTCACCGCAGATGTCTGCTACGACTATGGGCAATAGACCATACTATATTCCCATAGAAGAAATTATTCGTGGACGTGCAGAAACATTACCCGAACTTTATGAAATTCAACGAGCGAAACAGATACAAGAAGAACAACAAAGACTGGAACAGGAAACACTTGGTATACAGCAAAATCAAGCTCGTTTGGCGACTGGTATAGAAGCTGCTAACCTTGGGATACAGGCATATTCCAGTCCAACTGTTAGAAAAGCAGCGATTAGTGGATGGAAGAATTTTGGATTTCATCCAACCGCGCAACAGACAACTTCTAGTCTCGCATCTAGTATTACTCCTGATTTAGCTATACCGGGTAGTGAAATGGTTGGTGGAGAAGTTGGTAAACAGGTTGGTAGGTCTGCACTCGGCACACTTTCTTCTCTTGCCGGTCCCGCTGGTTGGGGTTCGTTGGCTGGTAATCTTGCCCAAACTATTATACCCGGTAAACAAAGATACAAAACTATGGGTGGTGTGGCTTCTGGTGCATTGGCGGGAACATATATTATGCCAGGTATAGGAACTGCTATCGGGGCAATATTTGGTGGTATATCAGCATCAACTAAAAAATGTATAATTGTGACAACTTGCACAAGTCCCAATTCTTATGGTGTTCAAATAGCTCGCGAGTACCGAGATAAATTCCTTAATTCCGTTACACTTCGCGGTTACTATATGTTGGCAGATAGATTGGTTCCCCAAATAGAAAATAGTATTCAACTCAAACATAGAATTAGAGAAATACTTGTAGATAAATTAATAGACTACGCTGAAGTTGAATTGGGTAAAAAAGATAAACTTCAATATAAAGATTCCGAACAAGTAACCAAAGAATTTATATCAGTGTGTAATTACCTGGGCAATCTTACGCCAACTTATACGCGTTTGAATGGGGAGGCATTTTAATATGGCATACAACAATCCTTATGATTCTCCATTCGGCGCGGTAGGCGCATTGAGAAATACTCAAAATATTATCAAATCAATTGGTGATGAATATATTAAACGTAAACAGGAAGAACGTTTAGCTAATCGTGAAATGTCTGCACTCAATATGGAACGTGCTAAGGCAGAAACCAATTCTGCGATAGAACAATTGCAAGCACAACGCGCCAAGCAAGAATCAATTGATAGAAATGCTATGGAACGTGATAGACTTACGCAGAATCAAAATCAATTTGAGGCTGGACAGACACTTAATCGTGAAAAGATGGCACAAGATGAGCGTTTAACCAACAAGGACTTGGCACTACGTTATCCAGCAAATATTCGTTTTATGGATTATGCTAAAGGTATTATTAATGATAGAAAAAATTCTGTTGACTTGCGTAATAGTTTAAGTCATATGATAGAAGGAGTATTACAACGGGGAGATGAGGCAGAACTATATGCACTTAATGTTCCCATGACACCAGATGATGCTTTGCGGTCACTTACTGTTATGTCTAAAAATGATCCATATAAAAATGCGGTAGAAACGGCTACCCAAATGTATGATAGTACAGTAAAACGATATGGTGAAAACATAGACTTACTTAATAGATTAAAAACTACTACTGTTGTACCATTAGCCAAACAGATATATAACGAACTTTCTCAAAATCCATTTGTTAAACTAGAAGTCACTAGATATACTGAAGTTCCCCTATCTGGTGGTATGACTGGTATGCAAAATGCAGAACGTGTATCAGATGATGAACTAAGAAATTTAATGAGTGGGAAAACTCCCGCGCAAACCCAACCCGGTCAACTTAGAACTTTTGCTCCCGGTGCTATTGGTGCACCTCCTCCGCAAAAAACCAGAGGTGGGTTTGAAACAGTTAAGTACGCATATAATATAATTCCGAATACTGCTTATACAAGTCAGTTCGGGAATCAACCAGATGTTGATGAATGGATAACCAATAAAGCCAATCAAACACGAGAATCAGTTCGTAATGCAGTTGTTGGTGGTATACCGCAATCATTGAGTAATTTTACCGACGAAGATTATTCGATATTGACTAAACAAATATTTGATCAATTAAGTGAAAACAAAGAATCAATTGATATTGGAGATTTAAATAAAATTAATCAGTTTATTAGTAATCCAGATAATATAAAGAAAATTGTTGGTGGATATAAACCAGTAAATCCTACAAGAAATAATTCCAATACTGGTAATATGGGTTTTAACTGGTAACATGGGTTTTCGGATTCTAACATACTGGAGTGTATTGACTAATGGCTGTTTCCTATAATTCACTATTCCAATCTACAAATCAATTACCACAACAGGAACCACCTCAGTCACAAATTCCACAGAATATTACTATCCCCAATGGAACTATTCAGACTGATCTGGAACCCATTGCACCCGTTCGTCGTGCTCTCGCTGTACGTCCACAAATCCAATGGGAAGAAGAACTACCCGAAGCGCAGAAACCTCGTGCTCCGGTAGGTCAATATTTTAAGGAGTTTGGACGTGGTGTTGCTGGTACTGTTCTTGGTTCGTCTCCTCTTTATGGTGGACAGTTAGCTAATATAGTTCAGAAAGAACTGTCTGAAGTTGGTAGGAAATATAAATCAGATGCGCTTATGCAGTCTGCCCAGAGTGTTGGGTATTCTGTTGCCGCAACTATACCGGGTATCGCTGCTGAAATATTAATTAATAAGACACCGTGGGGTAGGTATGCAAAGTTAGGTGCTGCTGGTGTAGTTGGTTATGTCACCCTCAAGTCCACCTACGAACAAACTCTCAATAACTGGTATAACATGATCAATGACGACTGGATGAAACAATACGGTCGCACAATGACTCATGAGGAATGGAATCAGGCAAAAGATCAATTTGGATTACGTGGTAAGGCTGCAAAAGAAGCACTCTGGGAAGCTGGTACGGAAGCTGCTGGATATTTTATAGGATCAAAACTCTTTCCATTTTCAAAAGGATTAGCGAAAACAGCAATACCCAAACTTGTGGGCGGTACGGTTTATGAACAGGCAGCACGTACAATATCACCAACTGTTAAAGAAATAGTTAAACCCACGCTCGCACGTAAAGCAATAACATTTGGTAAACGTCTTGGTCTAAGTCAGATTTCGGAACAAGCGGAAGAATTAATAGCGAATAAGAATCAGGCGGATGTTGAGTATGAACTTGGACTTACCGATAAACCTACCTATATGGGAACTCTCAAACAACAAGCCGCTCCGGTTGCCATATCCACACTTGCTCTTAATGCACTCTTCGGTGGTGCTACTAAGGGTGTTAATTTATATACTAAACACAAAATTAATACTACAGTCGAAGATAATGATGTAAATGCTGGCAATCTTGGATATAAATTTATTAATGGATTGGTTACCGGAACAATCTCACCAGATGAAGTTCGTGCTGAAGCAGAATTTTATAGTGAGAAACCAAAAATCAAACAGACTATCCTCAGAACCATAGATGATGCAAGTGTTCTTATGGAAGCCAAAGACGATCCCAATATTAGTACTTTTATTAATCTTACTACTTTACCATATAAGTTTACAGAACTAGAAAATAAGAATGACCAGAAGTCTATTGATAGTTTTGTCTATGAGTTACCATTTAAACCAGATGAACTTTCTGCATACGCTGAATTTTCCAAAGATACATTCCCGAAAGTTTCTCGTACTCTTACCAAACGTGCCAACGATATAATTGAAACACAAAAACAAGCAGCTAAAATAAAAGCTGATGAAGAAGGTAAATTTACCGAGGACATTGAAGGTGCAGAAACGTTCCCATCTGGTATAACATTAACTCAAGAAGGTAAAGATAATCTTGGTAATTATATAGAATCTCGTGGTAAGATGCAGGGTAAATCTAAAGTTTTGCGAACTGAGATACAGAATTATGCACAAAATTATTCGGATTGGAAACTTGGTATCTTACCTAACGAACCAATTCCAAATGCAATGTTGGGTGGTAGTATAAATCATGTCCAAAAGAAAGTCAATGATATTCTTGCAAGTGGTAGTGTGGTTGGGGAAATTAAAACTCCGAATATTAATTTAACATCACCAACAAATATACAGGGGCAGAATATAGGAGAGCAGGCAGGGGAACAGACGGGAGAACAGTTAGGACAAGAAGTTCGATCCGCAATTCCTAATAGAGTAACATTTGGTAGACCTAAAGGAACAACTGGACAGATCACTAATGTATTAGATCAAATGGTACAGGAGAAACCAATAACTGAATCAATATCTCATAAATCTGTTGTGCAATTAAATAATGAATTAGATACGTTAGATAAACAGGCACAAACATTAGGATATTTAAATTCAAGAAATTTAAATGTTCAGGAAGGTATACAATTACTTAATAAGAATCCCAATGAATATAATGATAAAGATAAAGAATTAAATAATTTAATTACTAAACATAGTAATTTATGGCAACAGGCAGTCGCATTACCGGTTAAGGATGCAATTAAATTAAATGATGATATGGGTGATGCTTGGGTAAAAATAAGATTTCAAAATGAGGTTGATGCAATACATGAGAATGAATTAAATGATGCGTTAGATTTGGCGGAATATTATATATTAAAAAATAATCCATCTAAGGCTGATATTGCATTAAATTCTATACGTTGGGGTAGGGAAAATGAACAAGGTGAATTTATTCCATATGATATATCTGAACAACAAAAGAATCGTAATAAAGAATTAAGAAATAAAATTGATAGTATGAATAAGACAGTTAAACCTAAAGTTATATCTAAAGTTACACCTACCGAACAACCCAAGTATACTCCACTATCTGAAGAGCAAACTAAGATCATTCAACCATCTGAAATTCTGACGTCTGCTAAAATGTCAGAACATATGGTGAAAGTATCTCAAGCAATAGAACCTAATTCTACGATAGTTAAAGATAATAATGTTAGTATATATGAAGGAACTAAAGAACAGGTTGATGGTGAGGAAATAACTCAAGAAGAAGTTAAACCGGCAAAAATTGCTATACCTAAAAAAGTTACAGCTAAAATTACTACTCCGGTTATATCCGAAACCAAACAAGTTGTAACTCCAAAACGCAAAGCACTCTTTGGTAAGATACCAGAAACCAAACCCATTGCGGAACCTGTCACAACTCCCGTTCGCGCATTTGGTACTTCTGCATCCAAACAAGTTACAACTCCCACCGAATCTGAAATTAAATCACAGACTCCTACCAATTCCATGTTCAAAAAACCATCTGAGATTATACCATCACAAACTAGACTTGTTAAACCTCTATCCGAAAAACTCAAGGGTGATGATGTTTACGCATGGCAGGCACAAAGTCTTGGCATTAGAACTGTCGTAACCAGATTACTGGATAGGGGAGAAACTGTAAATGCTATAGTTGAACGTAGGGACATTAATAAGAAAATTAAGGGTAGAGTAGATAATAAAACACTTACTGAGATTGTTAATGGTATTGATAGATTAAGAAAATTAGGTAAGGTTCCTAAATTTAAGGGAACAAAATTGGGATTAACCGAGGGTAAAGTTAAGGAAGATGAATTAATACCATTAAGAGTAGAAACCAAAACCGAACCAGCAACATCAACCCCAACTCCAACTATTACTCCGTCCAGTAAACAGAATATGGCAGTTGAATTGTCTCGTGATGAGTATACCGAACAACTCACTAAAGACAAACTTATTCATTTCACTATTCGTAAGGATGAGAAATCGAAACGTCATTCTATTTATTTTGATAATGGTGAAATAGAAATTCCAATGAATGATATGTTAGATAAACAGTTACATACTACCTTCGCGTCTGAACAATCTGCTCGCAACTTTTTAAATAAACAATCTGGTGAGGGTACTAATGCTGATAGATATTTAAAAATACTTGATTTACAGGCAGAATCAGATAGAGAAACAAAATTTGCAGTTGAACGGGAACATAGGGACTTAATTACCAGACTTGTGAATAGTGGGCAAACAGTATCAGAAAAAGCTATATCTGCATATAAAGATGTTGATCCGGCACTCTATCATAAGTGGGAAGAGAATAATAATAGAATTAATACCGAACAATCAACAACTCCAGTTCATGTTACCACTCCAGATAATCCATCTACCGTTGATAATGTGAGGATATTTAAAGATAAAAGTGATAAAACTCCAGAGACTAAACAGGCGACTGAACTTGCTCTTAATTATTCCAAACTACAGCAACGTCTTGATGGTGCTCTTGCTATTTGGATGAATCCCACATTACGTACATCTAATATTGTGGAATTAGTATCTGATGTATTTAATAAAGGTTATACATATGATTTTAATAACAAGCGAATAGTTTCCAAAGATGGTAAGTTCGCTATTCAATGGAAAGTGAATGAACACCCGGAAGATAAAAATTCCAAAACTCGTAATCCCAATGGTATAACTGAGTTTAGAAAACTTACAACCGAACAGAATAAGAAAATAGATAATATAATTAAAGAGATAGAACGGGATAAGACTAAACAGGAAAGTGGTAATAAGACTCAACTCAATATTACTAATATTAATACTATTTCTGAATCTTCAATAACTCCCATTTTAACCGATGCTAAAATGGTTAATGAAATAGACAGTATAAATTCCGCTATCTCGGATAAATTCAAATCACCATCGTTAGGTTTCTCACCATCACACATACAAGTCACTCTCAATCGTTTATCTATAGATGTGGGTGGTAAATCCGATCAACTCAAGATGGTTAAACCACGCACCTTATCAGATAAGATTGCCCGAATAGTTGCAAATACTTTTGGTGATGATGTGATATTTTTTGAGAAGAGTTCGGATTATGCTGGTCTACCATTTACGGGTGCATATCATCGTGGATTTATATTTCTCGAATCGGATAATACTAATAAAATTATTAGGGTTATAGGTCATGAGTTGGGGCATAAATTAAGAAACCGTAATCCACAACTTTACAATCAACTAAAGAATTATCTCTATTCCAATGAACGTACCGAGATTGATAGACTAATTAAATCTCTTGATGATGCGGTTAAAAATAACCCAACCATTGCACCCAAATGGAATAAGTTAAATTATGATAATAAGTTAGAAGAAATTATATCCGATTTGGTTGCGGATAGAATTACCAATCCAAACTTCTGGATAGGATTATCTAATTATAATTCAAGTACATTTAATAAACTTCATAATATAATATTGCGGATACTTACCAGACTTTCCAACTTAATGAACAAGCAAACACTCAAGACTCATTTTAAAGATATTACATCTATTAACAATCTCATTGATTCTGTGATGTATAATTATGCACAAGAACAAAGAATGAATGCTTCGGTAGAAAAACTTGATACTATACAAACTAAGATTAATAATATACAATCTACCGCTGATGCATTTATTAATAAGGTTCCGATAGTTAGTAATGTTACTTCTATTCCCAATGTTTCCTATCTTCCTCAATCAATACTCAATAGAATTATCAATGAAGATACTAATATTGATGATATAAGTCATATGTATGATCATGATAGTCATACTATATATCTTATCGCTAATAATCTCAAAACTCCATATGATATTCAGAGAATTATTCTTGGTGCATCTATTAAATTTGATGGAATCCAGGGAACATTTGGGAACAAGATGAATGGTATACTTAGGAATATAACCAATCTGTATAAAGACAATGATCAACTATCTAATAGATTGTCTACCATAGAAAAGCTTGGATATTTGCAATCACTTAAAGTTTCCAGTCCTAGTTCTCACTACTATCATTTATCATTAGAACTTTTGAATGATTATATTAATGATCCCATTAATGTTTATAAATTCGATATACTCTATGATTTGCGAGACGTTTTTAATTCGCTTGGTGAATTAAAATATTCAAACAGAGATGTTCTTGATATAATGAGTAACCTTGCTGATTATAACACATCCATGAATCGGGACTATCTTATTGATACTGGTTTATTGGATGCATCTCACAATTCAAAATTAATGGTAGATACAACTATATCAGACTCACCTTACAGAACCGACGCTCTTAAACAATTACCAGTTAAGAAACTTATTTCCCAACACGGAGACCCCGTTGGATATTTTCATGCAACTAATCGTGATTTCAAAGTGAGTGATTTTTACCCGTTCTCGCATTTTGGTACTGAAAAAGCAGCATTAAAACGTATGGAAAAACTTGGCGATTATGTTCTCTATACCGCTGATAGAAAAATCAAAACCAGTAAAGGTGAACATGTAATTCTTGGAGATTCCCACACATTAAAAATATGGGTTGAGATGGGGTTATCTCGCAACTTTATTCTTAATAATTTTAAATCAGAAGTAATATCAAAACCTCATCTCATGCCGGTTTATCTTGCCATAGAAAACCCTATCCGAATAAAAGATAGCAGAATTGGTGAGTTCACCCCTTCATATATAGCACATGAATTAACAAGAGTTGGGGTAATGACACCGGAACAAAACACTGAGTTTAGGTTTTCCATACCATTATCTTTCCAACCAGAATATCTTAAAAATATTATTAAGTCTAAGGGTTATGATGGAATAATATATAAGAATAATTATGAGGATATTGGTAAAGACTCATATATACCAATGGATAATTCGCAGGTAATATCTGCATTGGTTGAAGTCAATCCTGCCGGTCAAACTAACACATCAAGTAGTTGGACTGTGGGTATAGATCGCAACTTACTTGATTCTAAATTCATGATTGATCCGAAATCTTATGCAAATAATTTAGAATCTAATCTTACTGATATATCTATTAATAATATTCAACCTACTGATATAGAAAAACTAAATCGTCTCCAGCAAGCTATGGAATATTTTAAGGAGCAAGTTCATTTTGATACTGCTACTATAGCTATTAATGCGCAGTCTCCCATGCAACATAGAAAGTTTAAATCATTCGATGAAGCTACGGATATAAAAGATTTGAGTGATATGAGAAAAGTACCGGACGCCAAGTCTACACATATACCAGTAGTTAATCGTGAAGTATCTCTAGAAAAAGAAATATCGTTACCATTCTATTACATGGGTCATTCTCAACATTTAGCGGAACGTTATATATATCGAGCAGCATCAATACGAGAAGATGAGGGTAGGGAATATGAGAATATATTTATGGGCAAAAAATTCCCAGAGAACACTACTCTACTTGATAAATTTATTGAACTCAAAAAAACTAATAAACCTGAATATGAAAAACTTTCTAATGTGATTGTACACGCTGATATAAATGAGAAAAAATATACAGAACAAGATTTACGGGATATGGGATTTTCGGAACAGGCAATAAAGTCATGGAAAGATGTACGCCAAATCCTTGATAATGTTCTTGATACAACCATAGAAATGTACAAAAAGAAAATCGCAGATAATCAAGAGATGAATCTTCGCGATAAGAGAACTATTCTTAAACGCATGGGACGCAAAGGATTACCAGTTGAGACCGATATTGAAAAACTAATTAAAAATCTTGAACGTATGAAGGGTAGTTATTTCCCACGCATGAGAGATTCTGGTAGTTGGAGTGTTACCATGTATAATAGAGAACAAGTCACGGATGAAGATGGAATAGTACAAAATGTAGATATAACTAATCCTCTCTATAAAGAATATAAATCAGAAAAGGATGCGAGAAAAGCAAAAGATAATTTCCTTAAAAATGGTTATGATGAAGCCGGAACACACTATACTTTCAAAGATGGTGAGATAAAACGTACACCAGAAAGACTAGCTGGTTATACAGTAGCCGGTCAGACCATTACCAATACAAATCAATTCATTACGCAATTACTTACCAAGATGGATAAAGTATTTATGCGTGATAAGATTAAATCATTTGATGCGATACCAGATGTAAAATCATCGTATAATTATCAGAAAAAAGATGGTACTCTTATTCCACAACTCTGTATTGCAATTCTTGATGAGAAAGACCCAGGGTTATATGGTTATGCATTTAAATCGCTTGGTGGAGCACCATATAGTAATGAAGAATGGTTTGTGGATAGGTCTACAAATAGAGTTAAGAAATTATCTGACTGGGTACTCGAAGGAAAGAATAGAAAATTTGTAGAGAATAATTATCAACCAACTAGAGTGTGGCATTTCAATAATCCAAGTCATGAATTGAGACGTAATATAGTTTTCGCGATTAACAAGGGTCGCGCTAATGAATATGTAAGACATAAATTAGAATTTGAATATCAATTAATCCAGAATGAGTACGAACTTTTAATGGAAAATACCTACCAATCTTCACTTATTCGTAGAAGTGGGGGAACTGGTAATGGGGTTTTTATTGGTTATGAAACAGATATACCTGATGTTATTCGTTCATATACCAAAAAAATTGCTTCGGGTATAGCCACTTCCCATATGGCTGGTAATATGATTTCCGCACTTCATGGTACTGCCGATGCCAGTCCATATGATTTTGAAAATATTGAAGATTTTATCAAACTTGCACAATCCAGAAAGATTGATCCCATTCTACACAAGAATCGTTATGATAGATCGTTGAAATATATAAGTGATTTATTGGATCGTAATTATACAATGGAAAAATATTTTGCTATGGCTCGTGCATTGGTCGCTGTAAAGTATATGGGATTAAGTGTATTTTCGGGTGGTGTTAATCTTACATCTCTAGCAACTTCTTCGCCAGTAGTTTTGAATAATTATGTTAAGATGCCAATTAACCAAGCACCAGAATATATTAAAAGAGCATGCGAATTATATCTAATATACAAAAAGAATCCAGATAAATTAGTCCCTATGGGTCATCCGGGATTAGCTGCACTGTTCCAGGAAATGCAATATAAAGACTGGAATAGATCAGAGATGAATGAAGAGGCGTCTGCTGTTGGTATAAGAAGTATGAAATGGATAGATTCTGCTATACGGGGATCATTAATCTTTATGAGACTTACCGAAGAAATGAATAGACTTGCCACTATGGGAGCATCGTATTTGTACATGGAAGATATGTATAATAAAGGATATGTTGCTCTTAACAGTTCCAGCAATGCACCGGATATTAATGTATTTACCAATCTCAGACGGGTAACGGAATATAAGAAAAATATTTATAATATTAAACTTGTTGACAATAACGAAACAACCGGATTACATGAATTATATGTTGACATAGCAAAAGAGACTTCTGATGTTGCTAATGGTGTTTATGGACAATCAAATAAACTCTATAGGGCGCAGGGGAAAACTGGTTTCGCTAAACTCGTAGCATCACAAGCGATGTTCTTAAAATATATTCATACTCAATTATTAAACTTTGCAGAGAATGGGTATGAATTCAAGAATAAAAAGAATGCTATTTATATGATACTAGCTCCTGTTATTCTTGGTGGGTTAAGAGCTAGTCCTATCTGGGGTCCAATAAGTCCCATGATATATAAACTAATCCAATTCCTAACTGGAGACGATGATCCAGAAGAAGAGTTCTATCGTATGGTTGGCAATGAAATGGGTAAAGACCCAGAAAGATTTATGCGCGATGGTCTTATCGGCACATTTACTCCTGTTACCATTCGCAATTCTCTTGCATTCCAAATGCCTACTCCGATGTCGGGTATACCGTATTCACTTTATAAGGATGTTACGAATGCCGCAACACTGACTATTGAGGGTGACTATGGTAGGGCAATAGAACGCGCAAACATACGCGCCGTATCTTCCGCGCTTCGCGCGCATCGCGAATATACGCAAGGTGCTACTACTCTTGGTGGGAAACCCTTCTGGTTAGGTACGGAACAAATAAAACCCACCTTTACCCAAGCAATGATCATGGTATTTGGCGGGAATCCGGTAGAATATAGTTATAAGAAGGAACAATTATGGAAAGATCAAATTATACAACGTAGATATACTACTAAACGTCATAAGATAAATAGTAAATTTATAAAAGCCGATAGTCCATCTGACTGGCAAAATGCTATGGATGAAGCATTAAAATATAATCAGACCATTGTCAACCATAGACTGTTTGGGTTACCGTTTATTACAGATGCTTCAATTAAGAGTGCGCTTGATAATCCTCCAGATAAATTCCAACTCGGTAGATATTATAGACTTATGGAAGTTGGTGAAGAGGAAGAGGAAGAAACTAATGAGAATGAATAAAACAATCTCAACTAATTATATAATCTAATTTTAGTATTTTAAATAATACTTGCTTTTTAATATATATTATAGTATATTATAGAGAACGCAGAATAATGGAAGGAGAATTGTTATTATGAGATGGAAGATAAGGAATTTGATAGTTCCGATTATATTTATTTTGCTTATAACTTATGCTTATTCACAACAAGTTTTTACCGTTGGGACTTATCATGGTACTGGTCCAACATTAACTATTTTTGGACGTGGTGCTCCATCAATAGTTTATCAAGTTTTACCGTATGGTATTGATAGTTTGTTTGTTAAATTGGAAGGTACTATGGATTCAGCAACTTATGGATTCACAAATCTTTCCGCAAGTCAAAATGATAGTATAACATTTTATATTACTAAACGTGATACCATGTTCTTTATACGGTATGATGGTGAAATGCCAATGACTAGAGTTCGCATTTGTCGTATTGTTCCCGATACGGTTTTTGCTACTTCTGATACTACTGTGAGGGTGAGGGGATATTATGAAGATAGATAAATTCAAATCCAAACTCTTATTTACTCTCATTGGTACTATATGTTTAATATTTATTGTACCATTTATAAATTCCCAGGAATTTAAATATGGTCAACATGGGTATCATTTATCATTTGAAGAGGCAACTAGAGATACTTTAACAGATATACATGAAGAATTAGAGTCGTTTGAAAGTGCTGCTACTGATACCCTAACTGATATTCATACTAGATTAAGAGCGTTTCAGCAAGCGACTGGCGATACTCTTACCGATATGCATGAATTAATTAAAATATTTGAAAAGGCTACTGGTGATACACTAACAAATATACATTTGGATTTACTTGCGCGTATATTAGCCGCGATGGATACAACCACTAATGTTCATGAAGCATTAAAAATATTTGAGAAAGCTACGGGAGATACTCTTAATGGTATGTCTATTATTCAGAGTTTGTTCCGTGATGCTACCGGTGATAGTCTGGTAGATATGTCTATTATACAAAGTGCCTTTAGGAAAGCTACCGGTGATACATTAACTGGAATTCATCTTGATTTGCTAACAAGAGCATTGGCAAACAGGGATAGTATAGCGAATACACATTTGGATTTGTTGTCAAGAATATTAGCCGTTAGAGATACAACCAGTAATACACATCTTGATTTGCTCTTGAGAGTATTGGCCAATCGGGATACTACAAGTGGAGCACATTCTAATCTTCTATCTAATATTCTTTCTGGATTTTCAACAAACAATGATACATTGACAGCAATACATACTGATTTGTTATCACGTATATTGGCGGCAAGAGATTCGGTATCTAATACACATTTAGATTTGCTTCTTAGGGCATTGGCCAATAGAGATAGTATAACAAATACACATTCAAATATTTTGAGTTTACTCACAACTAGAATTAATGCCGCGCGCGATACTAGTTCAAACGCTCATTCTAATATTCTTAGTTTTGAACAAACATTAAAAGATACACTGACCAATATACATACCAATATAGAATCAATGTATCTTTGGGATGCTACTCGTGTTAAAATAGGAACTACTACAGAAGATTTGATGCAGGCTGCTAGTAGTTATGTTTTATTTACCGGTACGACTGCTGATGTTATTATAGAAAATATCACACTACGCAATGCCGATGTTGATTGTTCTGATGATGCTACATTTACCGGACTATCTATTCAAACAAACGATACAACTCCGATTGTTTTCATTACACAGGCAAACGGAGTAAAGGCGAATCTTACAGGTGAAGCTCAATTGGCGTGGACTGGTTCTGCTATCATAAAATTGGGTACGGAAATACGACTTACTATCTATGGTGGTGCTGCTGATGCTACATGCGCACCAGATATAATGGTAACATACAAATCAACCGGTACTGGTACTGGAACATTAGAGCCATAAGGAGGATGAGAATGAAAATTATATATAGTTTAATATTATTGACTTTCCTCGTGGCATCTAATGGGTATTCAGATGTTATGAAGAATGGACAAATTGTAGGATTGGATTCAACCAATATTGCTAATACTGGTATTAAGGGTGGCAATTTAGTTAATCCATTACGAGCAACATTGGATATGTACATAACCGGGTTGATAAAACCAGATTCCCTTTTACTCGGAAGCAATACTAGTTTTCGTAGTAGTGAATCGGAAATTATAGCATCTTCAGATACACTGCAAACTCTTGGGTTAAAACTCAAGGCATTATCTAGCAATACAAATTCACCTATTGTACAGTTTATATCAAATACAACCGGTACACTTAAAGCTGGTTCAATTTATGGGGCATATGGAGCAGACCCATATATTGTATTCGCCGCGCCGAATGATGCTGGAGCAGAAATCCCCGTATTCCATTTACATGACACATCAATTGCATTTGTTACAGATAACACTGTTGATATAGGTGGGACTAGCGACAACAGACCCAAGGATATTAATATATCTGGACATTTTATTGGTTTGTCGGTTAAGGGTGATTCCCTGCGTATGGGTGCTGATACTCAATTACATAGGGAAAGTGCAAATAAGATAGCAACTGACGATACTATTGAGGCTGCCTCTTTCCAAAGTTCAAGTGCTCTCAAATGGCAATTGGATTTAGATTCCTTCGGACTTGCCGCTCAGGATTCTGCTGCTGCTTATTCTGCATATACAGTTGGGCGAGATACTACCCAGACTATTACTCGTAATAGAAAATATATTGATTTTACTCGTGGACCAAGTCCATCAATGAAAGCTATAACACTTAGTGATGTTATAGCAAACTTTCCAGTGCTGAATCCTGATTCATTGCTTGTGGATGTGTACTCTCACTCGAATAGCGCGGACTCTATCGAGGTTTGTATACGAGTAAAATATCTAACTACCACAATATTTAATTCTGGCTGGATTGTGCCAAGCGCGGCAATGGCATGGGAACACAATGCATTTGTTCTGGCAACACCGTTCATAAAAGATCAGGAATATGAAGTTTTTGTTGATGTATATGGGTGCGCGGATAATCGTCTGTTGATTTCCGGGTTACAATTCAAGTAAAGGAGCATGAGAATGAAGAGACTTTTTATAGCATTCGCGCTCATGCTCCTATGCAGTACGTCGTGGGGCGATAACATAACCGTAACGGCACAATCGGCTTTATTCCTCAGTGCTAGTAGCGGAACGTATGTGGGAGCAAGGGACACTACCGAAACATCTTCGGCCCTATCTTCGGCTTACATGGCTATAGGACAGCGTTTACTGGGTGATGTTTATCAGACTATGCGTTCAACAGCACGTTTTGTCATTCCTGCCATGTCATCCGCTGAAGCCTGTACGTTATGGGCCTGGGGAAATTCCAATGACTCTGACACTGATTTTCAAGTTTATATTGTCGGTGCAAACTCGATGCGCCCGATTTACGGAAGAACAGACTATATCGAGTTCGATGGACGTGTGGCTGGAGGAGCGCATACCAGCACAATCCTTAATAATGCTTATTCTACTCTAACCGACTATACGATTGATGCATGGAACCCAATCATATTTAATGCTGCCGGGCTTGATTCACTGGCTGCCGCACAAGGCGATACACTCTACATCGCGATAATTTCAAAAGAAGATACTGACAATTCTGCACCAACTGGTGACGAGTATATAGTTGTTAGCGGTATTAATGATTTGGGTGAGGAAGCATATCTATCCTTCACCTATAACGATCCAGTGGTTCCGATTCCTAAACATGGATCATACACATTGCCTGGAATATATGGACAGTCCATAAAAAAATAGACTAGGTGATATTAATGACAGATCAAAATGTTGTTCCTCAACCAGTAGCAGTTCCCAATGTACCATATTTACGTGAACTTATTATCCAACTATCTAAACGGGTAGATGAATTGGAAAGTAAAGTCAAAGATCATGATAAAATGATTAAGGATAGAAAAAATGCCTAGACGTAATCGTAATGCGGGTCAACCATCTAATGATTATAACGACTATAAAGTTAGAAAATTTAAAGATGATTGGGATCATATAAAACCTCGATCTAAAACAGAGCTTAATAAAGATAGATTTAAAAAGCGCAGAAAGAATAATGTAATACCGGAGGTATAATATGCCGTATAAAGTTCAGGGGAAAAATTTGATGCATTTCAAACAAGGTCGCTGGACAGTTAAACAGGTTTGTAAATCTCATGATAATGCCATTGGTGCTATGAAACTTCTTCAAATGAAAGAACATGGTGTACCAACCAAGAAATAATTTTGTTGAGGGATTATTCTATGAATAAAAAAGTTCGTGAAGCAATGAAACATCCAAATGTTCTTGGTGCTGGTGCAAAGAAACGTAAGTCTCTAGATAAATCCGATAACGCATCTACAGTTATGTCCGAGTGGAAGCGCGGTACATTACATTCTGGTGACGGTAAGATAGTTCCCAAATCCAATAAAGCACAGGCACTTGCTATACTCATGTCTGAAAATAGTAAGAAGAAAAACAAGGGGAAATAGATGAAAGTTGCGATCAATTTTTTTATAGCAGTAATTACTTCGCTTATTATTTTTCTGATGTTTGTATGGGTAAAACCCTCATGTTCTGAAGATTTGTCTACTAGTGGTAAAATTATTAATGGTGCTTTACATCCTGCATGGATTCAAGACCGCGCAATAAAATATGGTTTATTGACTTCATTCTGTATAGCTCAGGGAACAACTGGATTAGTAGAGAGCGCAAAATATGGTGGACATTATCTTTCTAATTCCGCAGATAATTATCATATTTACCGTGGTATACAGAATATTGCGTGGATAGGTACTGGATGGTTTACATATGCGGCAGTACAGGAGAAGAATAAACCGTGGTGGGCAAAGACAAGTAGAATTATTGGGGCGGCGTGTTATGCTAGAAATTGTAATGAACTGGTCTATAGATGGAATGTTTCTGGCAGTCCTTTTAATTATTCTGATGCCTATACCTCTAATAAGAAAGCGTTAGTACTGTTTAAATGGGATGGTACTAAGAATAAGTTTGTGGATTTTTATGTATCTGGAACTGGTAAACAGGGTATGATTATAGATGCATCATTTTTTATTATGGGTTTTGTGCTAAATCGTATAGGTGATATAAGATAAATAGTAAGATAAATAATAAGATAAATAATATAATTCAAACCCTTTTCAGTCTATAGAGTGGAGAAAATAATATGCATAGCGAAGCACAGGCGTTTCAGGTATGGTGGTCATTGCACCCCACTCTAGCCGATGTTCTTTTATTGGTTTCATTTATTGGATTTACTACTGTTTGTTGGATCGTAATAGTTATGAATAAAAAGGAACGTGCGAAACAAATAGATGAGATTAAAACATTGGTATTGGAAAATATTAAAGAGATTAAAGATAGTTTTACACAACATATCAAGACAATGAAAGAAGTTGTAGAAAAGTTACAGAATGAAAAACAAATGATTCAAGAGCATTTAGTTAGACATGAAAAAATTGCTGAAGATATAATGAGGATTTGTAAAACCATAGATGATCACGAGATGAGAGTTAGGGATTTGGAATGGGATGGCAAGGAAAGACGTAGGGGTGAATAATGAAAGATTACTTTACATTAGGGGAAAAAACCTGTCATTGCGGTTGTGGATTAAATAAGGTTGATGATAACCCCGACTTTCTCAACGCCCTAAATCATGCCCGTGAATTATATGGTAAACCAATGAATGCGGAATCAATGACACGATGCGAAAAGCGCAATAAGGAAATTGGAGGTGCTCCCAAAAGTGCGCACATAGATGGTCGTGCGGTAGATATATATTGCGATAACATGGTAGAACGTGCAGAAATGTTATGGGCTTTATATGAAGCTGGATTTAGGCGATTTGAATTAAAAAAAACTGATCTTCATGCTGATATGAAAAAAGATGCTCCACAAATAGTAGCTATTAAAACCAATCATGGTATTGTATAATTATTGTATGTTTAAAAATTACTCTGGAGGTTTGTATGAAACGTATATTCTGGATTTTTGTGCTTGTTATGGTATGTTTCTCCGATTTGGCGTTCGCTGGAATTAAAGATAGCATCATTGGGATACTTGGTGGCGTGTGGCAAACAGCGTTGGCGTTTGTTATAACTGCTATTATCGGACTTGCGGCGGTAGCAAAATATACACCGTGGTTGTCTAAACTTTTGATTGTTGCGGGCGCACTTCTTACCACTACGGGGTTGGCTATTGAGGATAGCAAGGTAACAAAAGATGAACTCAAAAACATTATTGAAGATGTGAAGGATTTAAAAGATGCCGCACTCTCAAAAATAGGGAATAGCGAAATCGAACATGGCTAATAATAAAACAAATGAACGCCCGTGGTATTTAACTACACGCGCGCTTGGTATTGGTTTTACCGTAACGGGTATAGCTATGTGGTTTGTTCCCGTGACACATCCTATTGCAGAGAAGTTCATAACTGCGGGCCTTGCGTTGATAGCGGGTGGGCAATATGCATCCTCTACGCGGAAAGCGTATGAACCAAAAGTTATAAACAAGAAATAATAAAAATTAGTTTATTGTGATAAAATAATATTTGGGATAAAAAAATAGGGGAGAAATAATTCGCTCCCCTATTTGTATGAATAAACTTTCTTATTTACTTTACATCCCTACCTTCACTATATACACTCGTCCTACATACTGGACATTTTATTTCATTTCTGCCATTAGTATAAGTATAAAATATCGTGTTACATTTCGGACAGAATATTTCTTTGATGGAATTACTAGTTGAATCATTATTGGAATTTCTATTTATATTACTTTTCTTTCTATTTCCCATTTCTAAATTAATCTCTCATCATGGAATTTAGTTTTCGTTCTTGTTTACTAATAATATTACATAGATTATTTTTTGATTTTACAAATTTTGAAACTATCTTAATAGCTTCTTCACCACCAACTGAATCATACATATGTGAATGTTGATTCTTTATGGGATTAAGATTATCATCACACAAAAATTTAATTACATTAAATAAATTACCACCAACTTTTACAACCTGTATTTTATATATATATGAAGATGCATATGTAGATACCACTGTTGGTTTAAATAAATCTTTATCTTCTATTGATTCTATTACTGAGATTCCAAATATATCAAATAGATTATCCAACATTTCATATATTTCCACAACACCCAAAAATGAATCTATCTCTTCTTCGGTTGCGGGAACAATATTAGACTTAATAGTATTGGTTAATTTCGTACTACTAAAAGATGAATTTTGTATTGATATACATGAATTATTGTCATCATCGAAACTCTTTACCAATACCAATTTATTAGTATCAACTGTTCTTATTAATGACATGGGTATTAATGTAATATTATTTATGTCACATGATATTGCTTTTAGTATATCTGGGTTTTCAATTACTCTCGAAAATAATGTTGCTATGAGTACTTTAGATTCTTTTGGGACTGAACTTGTTGTAGTAGTTTTAATAATATCTCTTTCTTTGTCATTAAATTTAAACATTTCTATATCATAAAGATTTGTAACTTTGAATATCTGTGTATTGATAGTAATAAGTTTCTTAAACATTTTATACACTACGGACATTCACAATCTCCTGTGTTTTTTGTGGTGAATCTTTTAGTATTATTAGTTTCTTACCACACCACGGACAATATACAAATAGTTTCCCTAGATAACCTTCATATAAACGTGGACTGGTATGGAATAGTATTATTCTAGGAGCTAAAAATTTATCTATGTTGTCATTCCAAGAATCGCAAGAACAAATACGCATATGAATTACCTCATATATTATTACCCTTTTTAAAATTAAATCTCATATCAATATCCCATACTTCATATAATTTTACTTTATGTTATCAAACAATCTTTAAAATATCTACTGAACATTCTTGGATGTTTCATAATCAACTCCTTAATATATTCATCCAATAAATATATCTCACACGAATCATCCTTATGCCTATTGGCCCTCCCACACATTTGTTCTATAGTTTGCGCTGTTGAATTTTTATACCACATCTGACCACTATAAGAACTATATAGTCTGGTGTTAATTTGCTTGTCGTTCAAATCCAAGAATGGACAATTATGAACTACTGTAAAATCTTCTAGTAGAAATAAACCATCACCATCCAATGTAAATCCACAGTAATTATCCATCCCAAATGGTTCTATTAATATCTTATGAATATTACTTTCTTTAAGTGAATCCCTACTAATTTTTTTATCTATTTTTGTTGGTATCTTTGATAACTTACCGGAGATATTTAATCTGTAATACTGCCCAGTAAAATTTATATCTTTTATAGTTGATGTAATTTTTTTGATAGAACACCTAAACCCAAGTGAATTACATAAATAATGTATTTGCTTGGACAATATCTCATTCTTTTGTATTATAGTAATATTCCCGTTGGCACAACATCCATCAGAATCTATTAATCCAGCTAATAATTGCAATCTAATATCTGATGTATTGTATAGGTAATCATTTGGTATATGCTTATTATTTATTAAATTATATTCACAAAAAATATTACGTATTGGATACAATCCATCCGATAACATTTTGCGATATTTAGTTTTCCCAATACATCCATTGCTTAGATAATATGATCTTGGGAAACCGTTTGTATCATTCTTGATTTTTAATTTTAGATTATTTATATAACAAAAATTTACAATATATTCTATAACTTTATTATCATAATTGGTTATTTGTACCCTATCGGAATCTCCATCTCCTAACCATAAACCAAGAAAATATGGATCAATATTAATATTTTTGTGGGGATATTCTATCGCGACCTTATACCCACCGAATGCCCATTTCCATCCATCAGATTTTAGCAGATATTCTTTTATTGTTATATTGACTACATTGGGATATGATGAATATGGGTCTTTACAAACTACATGCCCACCGGGATATTTTCTATACCTACCATCGGAAAAACATTTTCTTTTTTGTAATGAAAGTATATGATCTTCGTTGACTATATAATCTTTTGCCCCACGACATTGTCTAATCTTGTACATATAACCATAACCATTTATGGTATTTAATACTGTTCTATGAGTACCATCAATACCCATTACTTTATCACCAATAATAATATTTTCTATGGGTTTTAATTCCCCACTGTGCATAACTACCAACGTACCTTTTATTAAACACTTTGCTATTATCTGAAATCTAGCCATATCATCAGGCAAACTTATCCCGCGTTCCATACTCGGACTAACTAATATCATTGGTTGATCTGTTCTTCTGAATTCCTCCAATACATCCATGCGCGTTTCTGTATTATGTATCATCATACGCGGACTAATTTCTTTTATTTTATATGCCAGTCTATAGTTGGATGTATGTATTAACCCCTTATGATCTTTATGTATATCTATAATTTCCTTTATTCTCACTAGTAATTTATTTATTTCTTCATCCGTAACTTTGGAATTGATTCTTGCTACTGGATTAATATATATCGGTCTATTTTCTATTCTAAAATTACTTGGTACTTCCATATAATCTATTTCTTTAACTGGTATACCTAAAGTTTTAGATATAGAACTTAAGTCTGGGAATGTTGCACTCATAAGAATAATTTTTTTACCATGACGTTTTAATACATCATTTGTCATGGTAGAACTAATCCATACTGGTTTAAATACATGGTATGGGTTCATTGAATCTGGATTAACTATATCATAAATCCAAGATTCATCCACGGAACTTATAAAACTCTTTAGTTTATTTAATGTACCAGAAAAGTATTCATCTTCTTTCTTGGTTAATGTTTCTAATGTTATTTTTTCTTTATATTCTATGTCAATTTTTTTTACTATTTCTTTAGCCCATAGTTTCCATGATACTATACCACCCTTAGCTGTTGCTGTTTTATATCTAGGTATTCCCACACCATACTTTTTAATCATATTCTCGGATATAGAAAACTGTATAAACCCCAATAATTCTTTTTCTAATACATCTGCTTCGTCACATACTATTAGAGAATTATTAGAAAACCCACCAACGTAATTAGATTCTAATAAAAAGTATACATAGTTTAATACCCTGAGTTTACTTGCTAATGCTTTATTCTTTTGTTTAATATATAAACACTGATCATAAAAATCACATGTTGGTAAATATCCCTTGCAAGAATTTATTCCCACACATTTATCTATCTTACCATCAGCACCAATCAATCTATAACATACATCAGTATCAACGTTCATACACTTGGATGGATTAATAAATGCACAATCCGCACAACTTACCCCACAATTATGTAAACATGGGTAATTATTTTTACCCATTAGAATAGTAAACTCAGGGAAATCTTCCATAATTTGTTGTTGAAGGGTTTTGGAATGTACAAGATAAGTAGAATCTCCCGCTAATTTACAACATATAGCGCCACTTAAAGACTTGCCAAATCCAGTTGGGCATTCAAGTACCACTATATTTTTATCTGAATTCATGGCAAACATAATAACTTCAGCTTGATTCTCTCTGAATTCTTTGCCCTTAAATTTGCTGAATGAGTCTCTTGCTTTTTCTATGTCCTTAATGTTTACCATATATTACTATCCAAAGTTATGGGTTTTTTATTTCTAAATCTGTACGAAACTTTTTTGCAAGTTAAACAATTAGATATAACATCATGTTTACTACACCATAATATTATATTATTATTTATAACCTTATATGTAGAATATACGCATTTACTTTTCTTTTTTATCACCATTGGATATATCTACACTTTTTAATTGTTTATATGCATAGGTTAATGAATCCAGTACATATCGTTCCAGCATTTCCCTATCTTCATTCATGTAATAATGAATTCCATATTTAACCCTGATACATTTCAGAAATCCACGTACATGTTCATGTGTAAGTTTTGTTGGGATAGATGGGTTATATAAATCATATTCATCCACCTGTATTACTAACGCAGAAAAATACATATTGCTCATTGCTTCTAACTTCTTAGTAGTTTTAATTCTTTCACTACCTATATAACTAAAAAAATCACTCTCGCATTTACGTTCTATTGCTACTTTGGTTTCCAATCCCATGATTGTATAGTCACCAATCTTAACCGTATCACGTATTACAGCTAAACCTTTTGGTATGGGATCGAATAATGGATATTGTTCACGAGTATCTACTACAATTACAAATCCATCGGGAATGTCGGTAGGTTTCCAGAGTACAGAATTAAAACAATCAAGTTTATTTTGAACAGTTTGCGATACTGTTTTTCTTTTAATTATCTTCTTGGGTTTATTTGCTCTATCTCTAATATTCATAAAGTAACTCCAATTAAGTAATGGATTTCTATGTTATATATTTTATGTATTTAATTTCTTAAAATTGTACCATGATCCAATTCCGCAAGAAGTACATTTTACTTCTATAATATCACCGACTTCAAAACCGAATGTTTCTTCTGGTACTTTGGGCAACCATACAAAATCATCTCTACCCATAACCTTATATGAAAAGCTATCATTACTGTCATCATCAATAACTGTTTTAAATATTTCTACCTTATTCCCATTATCTTCATAAAACATTTTGTATACTTCGTCATTAGCCATGTAATATTCTCCCGTGTTTAAATTTTTAATTAAGATTAAATATCTGGTAAATCTATACCATCTATTGTATGCTTAGAATTTTCTATTCTTTCTTCACACTTAATAATCGCACCTGATATTCTATTAATAGCATCATGTCTTAATTCATTTACCATAGAATCTCTATATGTTGCGCTTGCCAGACAATTCAATTCATTCATTACTATTTCTAATACCTCATGTAACGCACAATATTTCAATGAATGAGATGCACTGCGATTCTTTCTTATAGTTATATTAGCTTGTTTAGCTTGAAAATAACATTCTGTTTGTGCATCTGCATGAACGGGTAAACTATTATTACAGAAACAATGCACATCCCAATTCCCCAACCCAAATAACTCACAATATTGTTTCACGGATTCTTGGAATTGTATGAAATCTTCTTCTGTTGTTTTTATTGACTTCATAGGATACCCTTAAAATAATGTTCGATTAATGGTCGCCCAACAATGGTAGTGTTTGACCTGCTCTTCGCATGTAATCTTCGTCACTGTCATGTTTATAATTTATAAAATGATTCAATCTATGCAATAATTCAATAGCCATTTCCATGTGTGCATAAGAATGATTGGCCCATTTATCTATTTCTGATAAAAATCCACTACCGTCCATATATTCTAGTTTTTCTGGTGGCATATTAAGACTACTCATCGCGCTAGTCAATTCTTTAATAGCTCCATACAATAATCCTGCATAATCATTTCTCGGTTCACTCATTATATATATTACTCTTTCCCAATCAATGTCTTTATCTTATTAACAGTTACACCAATAGAGAACGCACTTTCCTTGAGTGAATCTAATAATTTAACCACCGAATCATTATCCTTTTCTCTAACTGTTTCATCCACTACTCTTGCTATTGGATTTCTTGCATTCATAAGTTCTTCTTTAATTAATTCACAGCCATATCCATCATATACCATTTCCCCTACACATATTATTTCACAATATTTTACAACAAACCATCCTTCATATCCTATATGTACACCATCGGGTAAATCAATTATATCACCACATTCATAATCTTTCATCTCACAATTAGTACTTTTAATTTTAATTCCATGTACAGTATCATATGTTCCCATTAACATTGTCTCCCACGATCAACTTTTTCTTATACCATTCTGGAAATCCAGCGATTAACTTATTCCTTATATCTCTACAAAAATAAGAAAACAATTCTTGAGTAATTTCTTCCCTACATTCCTTTATAACATCATCCTGAATTTCTTTTATCAATATACCAATATCTTTTGGACTATCTTCTAACTCTCCATTATCTCTCAAGTGTTGTATTGCTTTTTCCCATCTCGCTTCTGTACCATATTCTTTACCAATTTTCTCTACTATATTAGAGAATCCAGTCTTACTTTCTATTTTATGTTTCTCTTTGAATTTTTCTGATACTAATTTTCCCATCAACACTTTATCATCTTCACCAAATGATTTATAATTTTTAATAACTACACCCTCTATATTAACACCACCCAAGATAGATTCCGTATCAAATAATTTAATCAATTCATTATACAATTCTTCTCTGGATATGGTAAGTATAAATTGTGCAAGTAACGGAGCGACCTCTAATCCAATCCTATTAGCTTCATACTTCTTTTCTTCGTATGATAAAAAATCCTGATTACCCCTCTCTATATCAAATATAATAATATTTTTGTTCGGAGTTCTACTATAGTTTAATACATTATGATGTGGTACACGTAAATATTCACCCCTATAAATCCAATCATTACATAAATTTAATGTTAATATTTGTTCTATTGCCATCCCGAACATACTATCTGGTTTATTAATATCTATTTGTTTATTCTTTGATCGTACATGATAACCATTTGAATCTTTCATGAATGATATTTGGGAACCATCTAATTTTTCTTCAATGTATACTTCACTATCAAATAATTTTCCTAATAATTTATGACCAAAAGTATGTATAGATGGGTACGAATGAATCATTGAACTCATTTATGACTTTCCCCTTCTTTAACACAGCCTGTATCCATATAACTTATCTCTTTCGCACATCTCCTATTCATGTCTCCCTCAAATACTATATTCTCCATGATTCTAATAAATGAATGTATGGCAGTTTCTATCTTATCTTTCGATGCAAATCTTTCATTTGCTAGTATACTGATCTCAGCTAGTAATATTTCCATAACTTCATGGAATGCACTACGTCTAATCAAATATTCACTTGGTTTAATTGAATACCACAAAAATGGTAACACTAATGTAGCGATATGAGATTGTGGTTCTATGTAACACAATGCTCTATCGGTTTCTTCATCATATAGATTATGCTTGAACATAATCTCCCAATTAGTGAGACCGAATTTATTAATCCAATATAAACTTTCTTGTTGAAACACATTAAAATCAGTCTCACTTGTTTCATATTTCTTATTACTATCAGACATGATAACCCCATGATATAAGATTTACATTCCACCCCGCACAGTTTCCATGGCATTGCACTCTTGAATATTTTCTATTGCCTCACATTTAATACTCTTTCTATCTTCGTAATCCCGAACTCTCATGGTAAATCTTTCAACATCATCTTTTATACTATCGGGAATCTTTCCAAACTTACCAGACAGTGCTCTATTGATAGCCACCATAGTACCAAATTCCTTATTAAACCTATCTTTCTTACAACACTTAGACCAACCAACATAAATAGAATCATTAAATTTAATGGCTACCATAACACCAATATTATATGTTGTCATGGGGTTAATGATATCTAGTATGCCTTCGATTGTTTTATCACTATCACCATCACTAATTAATTTATCAACTAACTGAGTAACTCGTTTTTCATGTTTATGAGACCATGTATTGTTATTTGATTCTCTCTTAATATACTGTTTAAAGACAATAGAATATCCATCATCACAACTATTAGTTTTGTTATCAACTTCTACTGTAGAATCCATAACTTTTGGCGGTAATATTCTTTTCCACCACATCATGAACTTCTCCTCAACTAAATTTAGTTAGGTGAATCTCAATTATTTCTACATCATCTGGCATAACTTTGCGATAACAAGGGACATTACGCGATGTATATGGGAACCCATGAAAATTAGGATTTCGTATACTATTACCAATAGAATTTAATATTGCACTGTGTGATCTAAAAACAAATGCCTCATTAATTGATTCAACTAATTTTCTATGATATTTTGTTTTTAATTTGGGATACAATGTAGGGCAACAATAAGATTTTTTATGAGTACCCAAAAACAATCCAGATACTTTGTCTTTTACTATAAACATTTATTACCCACCTATTCCACGCATACCGCACCACCGCAATACATAGTCTCTGCAACTATTGTCTTGTCTTGGTTTTGATTTTTTAACCGATGTAATAACAAATAAAGCATCTTGACCACAATCATCACATTTTACTTTACCACGTAAGGGAGTTTTTGATAAATTAATAACATAAATTTTCTTACCATATAAATACATATTCCTGTTATTACATTTATAAATCCCAGTACGTAAATTATGTAATGATCTGGTCATTGTATTAAACTTCTCCATTTTTTTCCTCCTTTAAATTTTATGGGGTAAGAAATATATCAATCTCTTACCCCACTAATTTACCCATTACATTTACTTCTAACTTATTTTATTTTACTTCCCCCACGCCTCTGTTGCAGTTGTACCAACTTTCTTACCGGCGGGAGAAATCTTTTTAACACGTATATAATCGCGCGTTTCTTCACCAACCTTAACTTTATTCATCTCGGTCGTGAAGGTAGCAATTTTATCTGTGAGTTTGAGTTTTAAATCGTCAACAACATTACTGATAATAGAATCGTCAAACAATGTATCGAATGCCGCATACTTTTTAGTAAAGAAATCCGTTACGGTTCCGGCAGCATCAGCAGTATCAATGATAGTGCAGAGTTGATCGAAAGACCTATCTTTTTGCCATGCTTCACCATCAACAAACAGAGAAATAAAGAATCTCTTCCCGTCATTATCACCTTCGATAACCGCGACTGGAATATTAATTCTCCTACTTCCAGTTTCCTCATTCTTTACCAGATCAATTCCCTCATCATACCGACCCAAATAAGTACCTGGAGTTGGTTGCTGAGCACCACCAAATTCGCCTGCACCATCTTTACCATACTTCACGCGACTTTTGATTTCCATAACACACTCCCAATGATAGATAGATAATTAAAATAACCGAAACAACTATAGATGTTATACTTCTAATAAATTATTGTACAACTAAAATTACCCAACAATCATACTGTTTTCGCCTGAGCATCACCCCTTTTTGTTTTACTTTCTTCGCATGGATTTTCATAACTACCGAACATAAATCCTATTATATATCTAATCAGCGCGTCAAATGGCCCGACTGCTTGTGTTGCACCCTCCGGTAATACACCAGTCCATTTACAATATATATCTGGCATACCATGAAAATATACTTTTGCGGGATAAATTGGTTGTACATTCTCATCATACCGTGGTTCCAACCAACCAACATAATCAAAGAATGCACCCATATTGTCACCAAACTTTTTACCATCTACCAGAGGAGCGTTTAAATGTCTACGTCCCCACGATGGACTGGAATCATGTAAAAAAGTACATATAACAAGTTTACCCAAATCGGATAGTCTGCCTAATGGCGCGATCAATCTATACATCTGTCCAGCCAATGCACCCCATCCCTCAAACTCTTTTTTGGTAGACAGAATAAGAGATTTTAATTCTTTCTTTTTATCATCATCTCTTGCCGCAAATGTTTCATCTTCTATTTCTTGTGACAAATGAATATTCATAAGCTGAGAGATTGAGTCAACTACTACGGTATCATAGTTTACAAAGTTTGCATCATTTTCTAGAAACTTTTTTAATTCACCAAATGATTCATATCCAAGAGTATCAACTGGATGTTTAGTTAAATTCCTACCTGAAGTTCTCAATGAGATATTCGCATTTCTATTTTCTGCTTTAATATACAACATTCTACCAGGTATATATTTAAATACATTTACTGTTTTACCCACACCAGTTTCGCCATATAGACCTATTAATGCTCCTGTTGATTTAGTATCTTGAATCGGAATGGGAACTAGAGACATAAATATACTCCTTATATTATACTACAAGTTAATTGTGTTGTTTAACTTTTTGTATTAGTTTTGCTCATATTGTGATTATAACTATCTTGAATATTACCAGTATCGCCAGTTGATCTGTAACTTGATACTGCACCACTTACCGCTGAATACATACACATAGTTCCAATATGAGTCGCATCATACGTAGCTGATTTATATATACCAATACTAGAACCGGATTTAATTGCGTCTTGATTAGACCCTACAAATATAAATTCCCATTTATATTTATTTTTCTGATGCTCGATTTTATCAAAGATTTGTTTGTGATTATATTCCATACTATTATTTTCTTCACCATCAGTTATAACAACAAATATAACTTTAGATGGACGCTCTGATTCTGGTATATAATTCAATCTTCTTCCAACGTCATCAATAGTTCTTCCCATAGCATCTAATAGCGCAGTCATACCACCGGGTATATAATTAGATTGATTAAACTTTTCTACATTCTCTAACTTGACACCATTATACTTAATTTTATAATTACCATGAGAATCAAATAACACAAGACTTAGCTTTGCATTACCCGGAGTATTAATTTGATCATCAAGAAACGAATTGAACCCACCAATAGCATCATACTTTGTTGATTCCATAGAACCAGACTTATCAACAATCACTACAATCTCTGTGTAATCTTTCATAATATATACTCCTTAACCAAATGAAGTTTACCGCCCTTACTAGCAATCCAATTATAAATATTATCTATCTTTTTACCTATCATCCAACGGGCAATCGGGGCAACATCTATGACCAACCCATTATGTGTTTCTATTCCATAGCAAGCATATGACAAAGTTACTTGATAAAGATTATTATTATTAATATTAAACAACTGGTTCATTCTCTTTATACAACATCTTTCTTGGACTATTGGATTTTATTTCACCTAACAATTCTTTAATTGTATTTATCTTAGTCCATTGCCATTGTTCTAATTCATGATGTTCCATTTTGATAACAGTCAATAAAAATTCTAATGCCTTGAATAGTTCATTTCTTTCATGTATCAATCCACTCAATTGTTTATAGCTAACAGTAACAGTATCATTTTTAATTAGTCTTTGCAATTTCCTTCTCCCACGGTTTCTCTCTCCTCACAAAATTTTCCAAATTCATCTTACCATTTAACTCACACACAACATTTAACATTGGACACGTAGTTCCCCACTTTTCACATGAAGTTTCATCATGATAATATGAATCTCTTTCCATCATCTCTCTAATTTCTCTAATAATAATACCATAACGTTCGTTAAGTCCAACTAAATCGAATTCATTTCTGTAAAATATCTTACCGAACATATGTTTGCTTTTATCTAATCCAATTAAATAATAACTTGGACGTTTGATTAGATCACCATAGACTCTGCGTTCAAACATATCAGATGTTTCATTATCTTTAACTTTTAATTGTGGTTTCCGCGCAACTTCCATAATAACATATTCAAGTTTCTCATCCACCAGAAAGTAAGTACCAATCTGCGAGAGTATATGAAATGGATGAGTTATGTACATATCTGGATAACCAGTAAATTTACTCTCTACAAAATGATTATCATACAATCTATCATAAAATCCATGAATTAATATATCACCATTTATACTATCATATCTGGAATACTGAAACTCTTTTTGTAATCCTACAAATCCATCTAGATTTGGTTCAATAAATTCTTGCATACCCCTTACAAATCCATTCACCATAGCTAGATTAAATTCATTTATCTTAGATGATTCTATATAATCATGTAAATGTTTTCTGTAATCAGTATCATTCTCATACATTCCACCAACCATAATATCGTACATCTTACCCATTTTCATGGGAGAAGTAACCAAATCATCACGAGTAGTAAGACCGGCGATATGTTTAATATAGAATAATCTACGACATTTGAGATAATCCTGAATTGCTGAATGAGATAGTTTAATAGAATAATGTTTGAGTGCTTCTACACATCTAAACATACTTGGTAACTTACAATATCCAGCTTCTTTAGTATTTGTGTTGGGAATATAATGAGCACATGGAGAGTTAGGTATAGGTATTATCTTAGGACAATTCATTTTCCTTATCCTGACATCGCGGTTACAAACTCTTCTTCTAACTCCTTTGCCATCGCTAACTTTTTAGTATCTGCCGCACCGTTATTAATCATACTCTTTCTTAGCTTATCAAATATACCATTCAACTCTATGATTCTTTCCATCCTATATATAGTCATTAACTTACTGTGCAACTCTCTCAACTCATTGACATCTTCAACCTTATCTGGAACTTTTTCTTCCAATAATTGTGTCATTATATATAGACCAACCCTGAATATTACTCTATTAAAATCACTTCTGGTTTTGAACATTCCCTTCGGGGCAATCTCATGCAACTTCTCTATTATATCTACTTCATGCGGATTTTCCCTGAATGTTATTGGGACAGAATGCCCATGCTCATCACTAACATCAGACCCGGAACCTTTCCATAATCCACGAGCAGATGAACGAGCACCGGACAGGGTAAATATTCTCATTACCCCATCCATTAAATTTTCCCATATTTTAATTTCTTCCTCTGTAAGCAAATGAATAAACCTCCCCCGCTATGAATTATATAACTAAAAATTCATAAGAAACACTATAAAAATTCTACAATAAATCCCAAATAAATTCCAAATAAATCCCGAATCAATCTAGTTGTATAACTATAAATATAATACATGAACGAATTTTTAGCAAGAGAAATTTGTAACAGAACATGATTTATTTTATTGCTACATAATGAGTTAGATATAATATTAGACTATAGAAATAGATGGAAAATAGTTGAAAATAATTTAAGTTTTATTCTTGAGAATGTTATTGTGTATTTTCTCCAACAAATAACCAATCTCATTTAGTATACTAGCACACACAAAAATACCAAAACAAACGATACTTTCAAATGATGGGAAATTGAATTGGAATAAACATATTATCGCTGCTATCATACATGCGATGTCAGATATTAAAAATAACATAATATTATTTCTCCTTCATTATCCTAATTAATTTTGTAACTTCCATTTAACTTCTCCTCATGTTCAATAATCAAGTGGGAAACACACATTATATTCTTGTTCCAATAATTCTACGAGACATACTATTATAGCTATTCTCAAATACCCCCCTATAGTATTTGAGAAATATCCGAAATCTTTATTATGAGCATTAAAAACCTCATATAAATATTGGTTCATTCTCGAAGATAATTTTCTCTCAAAATTTTGATCAATACAAAAGTGTTTATCTAATATACCATCTCCTTTAAGTTGTTCTATTTCTGAATTAAATCTATTCCTCAAAACTCCGAGATAATCCAAATCTATTCCGTAACGTTCATTGGGTTTACATTCTTCAAATAATCCCGAATCATAACTCCAATTATTTGGAGATCGCATACGATAACACTTTTGACATAATTCACAATACATGGAATCATTGGCATTACCATTAACCATTTTATGTGATGGATGGATTCCCCTGTATTTTCCATCAATAGTTAATATATTAACCATAAGAATATATCTCCTTACACATAAATCATTCCTATTTCAGTTCTAATAGGATAAACCTCCGCATCTTTTAATTCATCTGTTTCCCATAAATCTTTTGCTGTAACATTTAATATGTGACTCCATACATACATTACTCTATGCGGTGGGATAATATCTCCGCGCAAAATTTTGCATACATCTTCATATCTCATACCAACTTCTCGCGCGAATGATTTTATACTACCATAATGTATAATTATTTCACCCCGCAACCGGTTCTTTGGTATCTTCAGCATTTTTAACTTCTACTTTCGAGTCAAGATTAATTGATTGTTGTTCACCAACAGTATCTACGAATTTCTCTGCAATTTGATTTGTAACATCTATTGGTTTATTATTAGTATCAGCATTGGTATCAATCGGATTACTAACATCTTCACAATAATATTCCAACATTAATATATCATTGATTTTCTTTATGGAATCTATGTTACCATTAATTGCAGCAAGAAAACTATTGGAATCCAATATCTTATAGAACACATCACACACTGAAGTTCCAAAGGATTTTTCTAATTGACTTAGATCATAACCCAAACTTATAATAGATGAATTTCTTGCCGCCAATAATATTTTACATGTATTAAATATATTTGTTAAATATTTTTTCTGATCAAGCGGTATGATAGAATAGACAATATTGTGATTAGCATATCGTTCTATTTGATCCGATACATCTTCCGATAGGAATATACCACCCAAAAATTCCAAGAAATCTCGTATTAAATAATCTATACCATCAAAGATAGATTGGGCAAAAAATGAAGTGTATTCTTCGGATGTATATATATCTGTATCATCTACGGTAATGGGAATACGGTTTATTTTCTTAACATCTTTTTCTTTATTTATTTTCCCCATGTTTTTATTCCTCCATATCACTTTCTGTGAGTAGTTCTTTCATAATATCACTATTCAATTTAACATCATCATCATGCATACCAGTAATACCCTTAAGAAATGTTACATATCCACAATATATACACACAATCTCTTTACTCGGATTTAATTTAATATCTTTCCATAGTGTAACCTTCTTACCGCATTTATCGCATTCCATAATTATTTCTCTCCTTATTTATTATTCCATAGTACCATGAAATCGCTGAACACTATCATGTACATTATCCTGATGTACAATATTTTTACCCAAACCAATGTTATATCTTTTATATTGAGGATGGTTACTCGGATATACCGAAACCCATGAATGACCACAATGATTACATTTCCATACAACATAATCGAAATAGGAATTCGATATTTTCTTATCAGCAATACCAAATGAATGCGTTGATAAATTACATCCGGGACAAACACCCCTCTCCATCCCATGTAAAGTCTTATACTGTTCTATGTGGGAAGTTAATGTATATGATAGTCTACCGGACGAATAACCATTATAGCTGTAACTATCCCAAGAATTTTCACCTCTATATCCGTTCATGCTACTCCAGTCATACCCAATACTCTTCACACTCTTATACAAACTATTACTAAAATACGAATCTCCATCCTTTTCAAAATCACCTATCATAGAACACTTACCATGATGATCCATTATAACAAATTTTGAATGAGTCATAGCTATTAATTCGGTTACCGTCTTATCAAATATCAATCCTTTTCTGGCTAATGGGTATAATATGTCTATAATAAAACACTGTGTGTCTGATAACTTTTTATTACCAGAACTTACTATACCATTATGAGCTACACCATAATCACAAGATACGTTCCCATGATTTAGCAGATGTACATTATCTGTTATGGGAAACGGGTGACATTTGCTCTCGGAAATACCACCACTAGTAGCTATTCTAAAATGAGCTACAAACGGGGTATTTAATGTACCATCTGAATCACATATAATATTTCTTACATTATCTAATCTTTTTTCAAATGCATTGAATTTCATGAATCCTTTTTGTACTATCACTCTATCCCTAAACGGATACATGAATCCACATCCGTTTGAGTTTCTATCAAAACAACTCCTGAACGTATCTATACTTGGTAATTTTGCACCATGTGGACTATAAACTATTACACACATTAATAATTTACCCTCCTCCCTGATTTATGCCCCGATTATTCTTATAGCTCTTTCAATTTGTTTTTTATATAGCTCATACATCTTTACATCAAACAATCCATGAATATCCATGTACCTTATTAAATATATATATCTCCAGGAATTAGAAAGAATATATTCACACAGTTCATTCCATACTAATTTTTCATCCATTGAATTAATAGTCTTAAAAAATACCAGATTTGAACCTTGCTTAATATAATTTGAAACAGCATCGCACATTTCAAAAGTAGCTAATACAGTTTTATATTTCAAAGAACCCCTGAATGATCGTATCTCTATTGTATTTGGGGTTACATTGGTAGATACATATTTCCCACCGATAGTTGGTTCACGTAACATATATAGTTTTGGTTTATATCTCATCCTATTAACATTAACAAATTGGGCATATGTACAATCATACCTTCTGGAAAATATAGACATTTGACCTTTTAACAAATTAAACATATTAACAAATTTATGCATATCAATCGTACTAAAAAACAATTTATTAAGATGTATATGCAATCCACAACATTTACCATCATGACTTACAAAACCACATCTTATAATATCCCCCAACAATTCACGCATGGGGAATTCTCTATGATAATATTCCAATGTACATGGATTGAATATCATCTCAAATCCAGAACATGTTCCATCGTGTTTGAAATATATTTTATTCCCATTGTTTGAATATTTTTTATATAAGACATTTACCGCATCTTCAACAGAACATATATTATGATTCTTACAAAATGGACTTTCCCTGACTCTTGAAGTAGAATCTGTTTCTATTTCTGCCCCCATATACAATAAATTTGATGAAGATTTATCACCAACTCTATCTAAATGAGTATCATAGAAACTGGGTCGAGGTTTATATGAATGATTATTTATACCATTCATCGCTCTTTCTGGTTTATTATTCCTGATAACACATTCGGGACAAATTGATCGGCCCCTATTGGAAATAAAATATTTACCACAGGTAGTACATTTTGCTCCCAATATAAGCAAACATGATGAACAATAATTCACTCCATTTACCATAGTTATATTACTTTTTTCTTTACCACATATAAAACATTTTGCCATTAAAATAAACTCCTTATGATTTGGTTAGATTGTAGTTTTCATATATATTACCAATGAGTTTGATACCATCCATAACTATGGGGAACGGGAACCTTTCATCACAATCATATAACATAATAAAAGAATTGGTTAGTTTATTATATGCTATCAGATAAATATCATTGGTATGCATATCCAAAAGCAAATCGTTACAGTAAAGATACAACCCATTTAAAGTTTCAAAACCTATATCAAAAGAACCCGGTAAACAAGTTATATAGTCTGGATGATCCGTCCATAACATATTTCTATCTCTATCCTTATATATTTTTACTATTAATGCATCAGAATCTATTGTAGAATATCCCCAAATCTTATTCTCTCTTATTATTCTAAATCTAATTTCTTTCATGATATTCCTTCCGCATAATCAATCCAAAGTTCTATACTCCAGAATAACCATGATAAAGAATAACATGCACTATGATTATACCAATTTTGGGTTTTATCATAAAAAGAAAATAATTCAAATGATATTGTTGGAATAAATACAAATAAAATAACTATATGGTCATCATCACCATCCGAATACCCATTTCTACATTTTATTTTTACATGTAACTCTCTCCCCATTTTCTCAACTCCCTGTTAATTTGTTTTAACTTCTTTTTATTTCCAATAAACTTGTAAAATATTTCTTTCTTATGTGTTACAATATCTTCGGAGATTTTATTCCCGGATTTTTTTATTTTCTTATGAACATTACACACAGTTACAACAGTATTTTTAGCAACATCAAATACCCATCGTCTATTTTTATATTCATATACAACGGTATTCCTAACATCATCAAACTTAATGAAGTTACCCATCAATCTTGCATCAGTAGCTTCATCCCTGATATTATTTATACCATTAAATCTTTCATACGCTCTATTAATTGCATGTCTCATTATGTTCATGGCGAATTTACCTTAACTTTATTTGTAATCATATTTAATCTCTGTTTGCTTCTCCATTCAGGAGGTGAACTTTTATGAACAAAATAAATACAGTTACCAGATTCACTCGGAACTATTTTATGATCACACTCATGTTCTAAATCACAACTAGAACATGAAAATTTAAGTTTAACTACATTACTCATAAGATAATTTCTCCCACTTCATTATTATATTCTTCTATAGTTTTAATCACTTTATAAATATAATTAGCTGATACATGGAACTGCCGGTCATCCATATCAGTGTCAGAACCCCTGACAAATAGTTCATCACTATCTTCACATATATCGGGAAATGAAAAACTACATAAGGAAACTCCATTAGATGCATGAAAATAATCATTGCCCCGGTAGAAATCACAGCATCTTGAATCCTGATGAGTAATAAAAAAAAGTAATACATCACAATCAACTTGTATAATCTTATATTTTATCATAATCCCACGCGATACTTTATATGTTCATTATACTCATCAATCGCACTAACTATTTTATAAATATAAGAAATGGATATTGTCATAATACAATTATCCATTCCCTTATTCGATCCCATTGTATATAACGTATTATATTCTATATCAAAATCTGGATGTGAACAACTAATCAATTGCAATCCATTAGACGCTGTAAAGCGATCATGAAAAATATTAGACTTACAATAAAAACTAGACCCCCTAAAATCTTGATGGGTAATAACAAAAATAATTTTATCTTTACTATCTATATCGTGTTTCTGACGAGTAGAAAGAGCATCAACATTCCGCTCCAATAAACCCACAATATACTGATCCTTATATGATTGGAATATCCTATATCTAATCATTTATGAAATCATCCTATCTATTGTACTTTTATTATACTCTTCAATTGCGTTGATCACTGTATTTATCTGATCAATGCTTATATTTAACCAGTCAAAATATTTGTTATCTAATCCATTGGATGCGATAAATGAACTGTGATAATATCCTGAACTGTCTTTAAAAAATTCTCCACGTATAAAGTATTGTTCGGTAATTTGGAATTTTACATATTGATTGGATGAAATAAACTGAATTATTTTATACTTAATCATACATCTCTCACCTTATCATTATATTCATTAATCGCATTTATTACGGAATATATATGAATAATAGGAATAATTATCATATAATTATATTTATCCACCTGTCTACCTCTCGTAAATAATATACGATGACCACTAGAACTCCATGATGGGTATGCTTCACTAGCTAAAATCATTCCGTCTGATGCACGAAATTCGCTCATACCATGATAAAAATTATAACAAACATCATCTTGATATGTGATAGTCATGTATATACAATGTGGAAAAGCTAAATCCTGAGTTATTTTATATCTTATCATATATCATTCCATCTCATTTAATAAATTTAATGTTGTAAGAACTCTGTAAATACATCCTATTGGTACTACCAGTGGACTATGATTGAGATGATAATTGTTTCCCCTAATATATAATATACCAGCACCGGGTTGCAACTCTGGATGGTCTACAGAATAAACATAAAAATCCCCAACTCTACTGCCATTTAGTTTATATAATTCTTTCGACTGGTAGGTTATTTCTATATGAATAGTCTTAGAACTAATCTGTGTAACCCCATATCTGATCATAATTATCACTCCAAATTGCTAAAATTATTTAGGGATTCAAGCGCACAAATTACTCTATATATGAATTGTATTGGTATTCTTATATTAGTATGATCCATAGATTTATCCGAACCGCTCAAGAATAATTTTATAACCTCTCCAATAATTGTGGAATAACTTATGAATGATGGATATTGTACTGAATATATAAATACACCATTTAATTCTTGTCCATAGTTGCCACATAGATTATATAAGTCATAAGATTGTTCGGTAATCTGCAACCATACTGCACTTTTGTTTGGGGATTTTTGTCTTATAATATATTTTATCATAAACTATTAACCCTAATATTATTATACTCTTCAATTGCATTTATTATACCATTAATATAAATAACAGGGATACGAATTATATAATCATCTTTACTCCAATCTATCCCCCGCACATACAATATTGGTGCTACGAGTGATGAATCATGTGCCGGGTATGATTCGCTTGTCAGGTAAACTCCATTAGAAGCATGAAATACACGGCCATAATAAAAATCAATTCCCCTATAAGACTGATGTGTGATCATGAAACATATATAATTATCAAACTTAGAGTCCTGTGTTATCCTATACTTAATCATATGTCATCCGATCTCACAATTATATTCATCAATTGCGAAAATCACATTATATATATATACGATTGGGATGCGTAATCTATAATTATTTTTATCAAATGCATTTCCCCTTACATATAATGTATTATGGGAATATATACTAAATTCAGGGTACATTTCACTTGCTAATTCAAATCCATTTGATGCAGTAAATGTACGGCTACTACCATCTATCCCAAAATATATACCAATTTTATCTTGGCGTGTAACAGTAAAATTTATATAACTAGAACCAGAACTTTGTTTTATACTATACTTAATCATAATATACCTATCCTATTGCTTCGATTGGTTAGTTGTATTAAATTAATCATTGTTACCAAAATTATATAAATTATACATAAGTATCAATTGTTTTGTATCCACCCTATGAGCGCCAAACTCCTCGGCTAATTGTACCTTACCTTTCATTAGATCATAATGATGTATCCTGTGATCTTGAGACCATTCGCGTTTTAAGCCAATAAGTTTGGCAAAAGAATGTAATTCCTCATCCGAATTGGCAACTAGATGTTTCCCATCAGTATAAACGGCCATTATCTTACCCCTACCGTATCTAGAGTACCGACATAAAGTGTATCTTGTGCTCCGATAATATTTGTTGTCACCCATCTATACTGGCTCATACCATCCGATCTTTCAATCTCTCTTTGCATGATTTCTCCCCGCTTCCTTACCAGTTCCATTTGTTCTCGCGTGACCTTCCATTTTTCTTCTTCCGCGCTATAATCATACTGATACCACAATATTGAAATCCACAATACAATTATCACAGAAATTACAGCGGGTATAATCCAATCTCTTTCACCTGACATATCATTTTCCTCTCTTACGCACTCCTTACCATATCCTGAGTTGAAATATGAACCTAAAGGGGAACAATATTATTCCCATGAGTGTTGGCTGTTGTGATGTATGGTCGAACGGGCCAATACCTATATATGCAGCACTGGCAACGACCCATAGAACTACACAGCATATTAAATAAATGCCAATTCCTATGATTGCTTTCTTAATGACTTCCATCTCACTTTCCTTCCTTTTCGAGTTCGGCGCGGGCTTGGGTGATATATTCCATATCCCACATAAATGTACGACCACTGGCTTCATTCGCTTTTCTTAAAGCAGCCTTTAATACAAGTTCGAAGTGTTGAGATTGGTTGTGTTTCTCAACCGCCTCATCCCGCTCGGCTTCCATTAACCCAAGTTTGCGACCTATTGTTCCAATTTCGCGTATTGTCTCATCACGCTCAGCCCGAAGTCTTACAATGATCGCCCCTGCATCTTCAACAGCCTTATCTGTTCCGTGCTTGCCCTGATAGTGACCACCGTCTCTGTGTATGTTGGCGAGGAGTTCACCCAAGTGAAGTTCCGCTTTCTTTGCGCGCTCGGTCTGCGCACTACACTCAGATTCGATGGTCTCGATGGTGGTACGGAGCCGATCAACGCACCCATCAATCTCGTCGGGATGTGCAATATGACCGATAAAATGTTCTATGATCTCAAACTCATTCATCAGCTCGCTCATGGTTTCCTCTCTATACTTCGGGCACTGTCAAACCCATCTGGGTATCGCTCGCGCAGTTTTTTGACATTCATCTCAGCAATTTCGTCGAGAGTGAGGTTTATTGCTTTCGCCGCCTGTGCGAGATACCAAAGCACATCTCCGAGTTCATGAGCTATCTTGTCTTTTGAAAGTTCATGTCCCTGTGCTGCCCACTTCTTGATATGGTCTGCGATTTCACCGCTTTCACCACATAATCCCAAAGAGCACACAATGATTGATACATCAGGCGAGGAGGTGCGATTTGTTTCTGATTGATATTCGTTAAATGTCATGGTTTCCTCATTTCCCCACATGGAGCGTTGTCGAATGGAACCTCTGGATACACATGACCAACATAGATTGTTCTAAACCAACGTATCACAAAATTGGGTTGAGGTGGAAAACGGACACACCAACCATATGCACTATCAAGCATTTGATAATACTTACAACTTTCACAACAATTACCTTTTTGTCCCTCTGGATACATTATCATGCTGATTCCCTCATTTCTTGTCATCGAAGGGTTTAATGGGGATGTGATTGTCCGCGCAGAATTTACGGATAACTGCTATCGTGTTTTCCTCATAGAATCTTTGCCATATCCCCGCAGGAAAATCCAGTCGTACAAAACCCTGCTTTCCCTCACTTGCGCTCACCTTTCCAACACCCGGAACATAAACAACCCACTTGTCTGGTTCTATTGGCGAAAGATTCTCGCGAGAAGTCCAATAACAGAAATTATCATTATATCGTACTTTAATATTAAATTCGGTTTTGTGGTCATCTTCTATTATTGTAACATTTCCTGGGGTACGGTAACCCCCACCTGCACCTACCCCATCCCACCAACAAGTTTCTCCGACCTTTGGTTCCCACTTCGGGACGACGCGGAGAATCCAGACCGACCTTTGTGCACTATCCCAACCAAATGTAATTACTGTACCATGAGTATAAGTACTTTCAGCTACATGCCACTCTTGTTTTGAAGCTGGAACGGTTCTATATTCACCAGTATATTCAAAGCGCAATCCTTTTGCTTCCTCGGTATGTTTGATGTCTGTCAATTCCCAAATTGGTAGATTACATGGCTCACCTGCGCAATGCTCCGGTTTGGGTGCTGGCTTGGTAGCCGGTCTCTGCCGTTCCGTATATACCTCATTCGCAATCCTTCTGATGCGCCTGTCAAGTCTCGATGTGGTGCTCATCTCATTTCTCCTTTCACCTGTTCCCATGCCCCAAACGGCAATATAGGAACCTTGCCTTCGAGGACGGAGCGGATGAGATTGTATTCAAGATGTACTGTGTAATAAGTCATACCCCCGTCTGGGTAAACAATTACCAAGTCACCATCGTCATCCTCATGCGCCAGCAACATCATCCCCGCGACTTCCCCATAGCAGTCATCGAGGGTGAGACGACGGAGATAATTTGGCATAATCGCAGTTACTACATTATTCATAAAACGTACACATATTGCTCCTTCTCGCAGTTCACTCTGGAATATCCCCACTGTTTTAGGGTCTACTATTACCGCAATACCCTTAACGAATATATCTTCACACCATACCCACATCCCCACTTTCGGCTCCCATTCCGGCTTGATGGGAACGGCGCGGAGAATCCATGCTTTAGATGATGGATGATAGTCATCGTATATCGTGCGATAAACTGCACTATCATCCCCATTATTGGTTAAATCCCGTGACTTATAAAAAGTAGTAGGATGGTCATATACAAAATGATGTGTCTTTGCTAATTTTTGGCAACTATCGTGGATCGGCAAATTACATGGCTCGCCGTCGTAGTGTCGCCATGCCCGCTCCACTCGCTCCTGCTCCATCTTCGCTTCGGGAGTCATGGGCATTGGTTCCGTTGTTATCCCTTCCGAGTACACTTCGGCTTCTGCCAATGCATTTGCAAGTTCAACTCGCGCAAATGCCAGCCCAACTTCCTTAACACGTGCATCAAATTCATTACAGATTGACTTTACTCGCTTAATCAAATTTGTTTCAATTCGCTTAGTCATATTCATTCCAATTCTTCCCCATCATTTATTGTTGGAAACATTGACTTGTATGATCATTTCCAGACTTGTAACATTAATTTATCGTAACTATACTTTTCATACTCTTCCCACGGTTGTCTCCAATAATTTATACGGCCACTGTTTATTATTTTTCTTACCCTTTTATCTGTAATTTCAATAGCATGTGTGAAATTTTTGTCTACAAGATTGTTCCTAATCCACATGATAATTGTGCACAGCAATGCGGTTATAAAGAAACACTTTGTAATTATCATTTCAACTCCTCCCTTGCGGCTTTCATGGCCGCGTCTTTGCGAGCGGTGATGCAGATAGTACCATCGGAGGGACGATATTCGCATTCATTGCATCCCAGGTCATTATGATGCAAGCATAATTGTGGAGCCATTAACTCTGCCAGCTTCTCCATCGCCTTGTCGCGGACGGCGAGTTCATCTTTTAGGTTTCCGGCGAGATTAGCGAGCCTGTCACGGATGGTGCTTAGCCTACCATGAGCAGTATGATAGTAATCGCTATTCAACATACTATCTATCGCTGCCAGTACAAATGTTTCGTCGGTCATCTTCTCTTCCTATCTTATTATAATAAAAGCGCATTGCACAATCTGACACACCAACAGAAGTGCAGATACAACAGCGATAACGGTAACATTCTTGTCTAAATCCCTCACGTATCCCAATATCTCCCGCAGTTGAAATTGTTCCTTTGAATCCACATCTGAGTCCTGTGTGATGGTCATTTTCATTCTCCTTTTGGTGAGCGCGGGCAGGCGGGCTAACATCTGATACAGACCCTTCGACAGACATCAGATGCCGGGCTCTATTCGGCTTTTGACCTACACCGCGCTCATTTCGTTCCGGGTTTCGTTTAAAACAGAATCTCTCTCAGTTCCGCAATTATCTTGTGAAGTTCCTCGTTGATGTTGTTAATTGCGCCAGGAGTTTCATTAAGAACCGTCATTACCGAAGGTATTTCTTCAGTTCCTGGTTTATTACATTCAACACAGGGTACTACTCCCCTGAGTTCTCTGATGAGTTCTTGAAACTGAGTAGTGGTTCTGCCCAAAGACTTGACTGAATTAAACAATACAAGAGCCTTAGATTCGCGAGATGCTGCTTCCATATTAGTCTCCCTTCATTAGTGACTCCGGAGGGACTCGAACCATCAATCACAGAATTGAAAGTCCCGTGGCTTAACCAATTCGCCTACGGAGTCTAGATTATAACCACCAAAATTATTTTATTATTCTACTCACTTTTGGATTTTTTATATTAATCATATTATCTTCTAATTTTTTTACTCGTTTCTTGACATCTGCCAGCTCTCTCGCTTGTGAACATGCCATCGAATCAATATAAGCTGGAGACGCAGATGACAATAACAATCCAAGTCTTATGCGTTCTTGTTGTAATTTAAAATTCTCAGTATATAGATTTTGTATGGTTATAGTTCTGGATATAGTTAATGTAAGAAAAAACAACGCAAAACATATTAATACGGAAATAATCCAAAATCTATTAATACATCTCATATAATATATTCTCCTGATTATTTATTATTTTGGGATTATTACGTACCCATGTTTATGCATCTCACTCCATAATTCGGTGGGCATATGTATTAAAGAATATGATTCAAATAAATTACCTATATGGATTGGACATTCCTCACCACATCTCGAACAGTACTTTATTGTAGCATAATAATCTTCTGCTACAATGCCCCATTTAATGACTGGTTTTCTAACAATAACACTTTTTAACTTCCACTTATGACCATATTTCTTGCAAATCCACATCCATAAATTCACGTAGCATTCCCCCTAGATTTTTGGTTTAACCAATTCACCTTTAATTTTCATTATAGCCAATCCAAGTCCCATGATATACCTATCGCTAATTGGTAGATTATTTATTAATCTGTCTAATGTTTCTGCACACACCTCACCCAACCTATTACCTTCAATTGCGCATGACGCAAATGATTCCCGCAATATTAAAAGTTCTCCATATGGTATACTTGATATATACTCCAATGCATAAAAATATGCCGGATGTGGTTCTCCTGAAACCAACTCACCTCGTTTATTCGTATTCCCATCCATAGTTCTACCTTTTCCCTATCTTTTTTAACGCCTTTTTTATATCGCTTGTAATGGATTTGTCAAATATTATTCTATTTCCATCAATAATAATATCTGGGAATAATTGCTTGAGTTTACTTCTGATTACACTATCACCCACGTCAATTCTAATTAAATTCTTACCTATATACACATATTCTATTTCCATTTAATACTCAGAATGTAATATTATCTAATGGTTCATCCGGCAAACCTGTTGTCCTGGAATATCTAGAATTTATAGTACGGTATGATGAAGTTAAACTGATATTATTGGGTTCTACCCGATAACTATACCCAGATAGTTCAGCGATTTGATCACTAACATCAGTAATATTAACATTAGTAACACTAACATTATTAACATTATCACTACCAACACCACCTGAATTCCTTGTATCATTGAGAATTTTTTCTACCGCCGTCTCACTCATACTATTAACAAAATCATATACCTGTTGTGGAGTGGCTGGTAGAATTATTCCCTTTTTATTAGTTATAAAATTTCCATAACATGCTTCAAAATCATCGCGCAAAGTACATCCAGACGAACAAAATATTGGGTCTGTAGTTTCTCTTTGCGAAGTAATCAACACTGGAACATGCAATGGATAGTTATGACCCCAATGGTTAGCTAATACTTCCACCAATGATAAAATTGGGAATTTTACATTAGTTACCATATCAATAGACAATCCAGAATCATTACTTTTTACTTCTGGTTTAGCAATATTTAACAAATTATCACACAGTTGTTTCATTTGAGATATAACATGAAATGGTGTGTTATCCTCGTCATAAGTACTATTAACAAAATCTATATACGCTTGCCTGTATTCCATATCAAAAATCAAACGCGGATCATAATTGTTAATATCCGCAAATTTCCTAGACATTGATATAACTTTATCTCTTAATGTAGCATTCATCAAATTCACCTTTCATTTTTAATTGGGAATTATTTATTGTTTTTTATTTCCATTTGGTTTTATTGGTTCTGCTTTATTTTCGCTTATAGGTTTAACCACACCACACACTGAACATCTGGCATGATTAGAATGTGACGCACTTCTCTTTATTTGATTAAAAACCCGCATCCCCTTACCGTAAAGTCTATCTTGGAATTCATGTTCGCAAGAGCATCGCATAATCATAGAAAAATATCTCCTTTTATTCTGATTATAAATGAGCATGGTCAGGATTCAAACCTGTTAGTATCTCCAATGGATACCTTCACTCCATGCTCACGATTATATATTAGACAGGTACGGGTAGGATTTGATACCTACATGAAGAACTCGCTGGTGATTTACGCTATTAGTTATATTGACGAGTTTCGCGTCCCGTGGTTCTTCTACACCGTTGCGTCTGCCAATTTCGCCACCGTACCTACCTAATATTATTTATTACTGGTTACAATTTTTACTAGGATACCTTATTCCAAAACCTCAACGCTCTTGACCGAAACGCCGAGTTTGGAAATGAGTTTGGAAATCTGCAACTGGCACATACTACCAACGAAATCCGCAATCTCAGCATCCTTAAGCAGTTTGATGTGCTTACGCCGGAATGTGAGATTGCCGTCGGTAGCAAGATTACCGGAACCGCCGAAAAACGCGAAAGTATTATTCTCTGGATCAATACATACCAGCGGTGTATTGACTGGATATGCATGACGATCCATATGATCTTTTGCGGTCAGAACCGTACCCTTAACATATTTAAGGGTTGTGCTCCCATTCTCGACCAGACCGGTGATCGTACCCTCTGCCGAACCTGTGACTAACTCGAATGCACGAGCCATGATTTCCGCATCATCCCCACTCATATCCCCCAATACACTTGCGATCTCGGCATTGCGTTTGTTGATTGCTTCACCCGGAAAATAATCTTTTCTCACCTGATTCGTGGCGGTGGTGAGGAACGCCTTCAGAGCTTCGTTTCCCATTGAACTTCTCCCTACGTAGGATTAAGTAATAAAAGTAATATAAATCTAGAAAAGTTAATAGATGATATAAAACTAATGGTAAAATAAATAGGTAATTAGAGTTTACATAATACACCTGCCTTTCTTTACTACATGCAGGACGAAATTACACTTTTCTCATTTAAATGGAATTAATTTCCTCATTTATTAAATAATTCCCATGCATATTTAATAACTTCAAAGATAAAATCATCGTTCATGGAAGTTGGGAGTGATCTATATTCAAATCCATATGGTTTTAATTCATAGAATCCGGGTTTACGCTTAGAATCTTTGATTATTTTTGAAAATTTCCCATCCATACCTATGATTATTGGAATAAAATCATAGAATGGATAAATAGTAATTGATTTGTCTTGGACAAATCTCTCTTCATTATGAGAAAAATGTACATGCATACCGGCGTGTTGAGATGCTAATGAATGAAACTCATGATGATATATATTCCTTTCGTCACTAATATTTTTACCATATCTACGCTGGAATCCTCTCAACATTTTAGCTGGTATTTTCATGTGAGATTCAGATTTTAAAACCAATTGTTTATGTTCTCGAACATCTTGGATAATTGAGAAAACTCTCTTCTTCTCTGCAATATAAAATCCAAATGTTTCATATAAACTACTTCCGGGTTTGCATCTTAGTTCTGCTAAATATCCACATTCATCTTGTGGAATAGAATAATCACTTGGAGAAACTATGCTATCATCTTTATCGAATAAAAAATACTCAACTTCAATTCCTATTTTGCGCATATTATTATCCTTATTCCTCTAATATCACATCGTTTTCTCTGAATGTTTGAGATGTTATGGTTCCATATCCAGTATCAAACTTATCTTCATTACCATCTTGTATGCTAGACTCCAGGGTTTTTTCAACCCATGATTTTTCTCCTTCATATATTAATAGTCTGAATACTCGTATTCTCATGACATACTCCTTACAAACGTTACTCCGTTAGATTTTCTATTGCCTATGCTCCTACTCTTACTCTTTAAATACCATGTCTTTTACAAATCCCTCTTTGAATAATTTTCTCTTGCTACCAGCGAACACCTTCAAATACAACTCACCATCAACTTCCGTTAGTTCGTATTCATAGTCATAATAACCCCTGCCAACTCCATTAATTCTTTCGGCAAAATCACTAAGGGATTTACTCCCACGAGAATCATCAATAATTTCATTACCGTAGCATGATGGATAACCATCTGCACTTGTTTCTGTAGAGGCCAATAAATTACCATGACAATCCAATACCTTTAATCTACCAGTTGTCATAACTTTTATTCTCCCCTCCCGAATATCGGTACATTGGAAATTACACCAGAAACACCACGATGACTCTCTTTTTTGCCCCTTCCCTTAACAACCTTATACTGTAATCCCCATATACTCCTGTCACTGTGAATCTTTCTTTTTAACCACTGATACCTATCATCGAAATGGTCTTTATATTCATCCAACAATAATTCTGTTATCTGACATGACTCCTTCTCTAGCTCAATTCTCACATTATATGGTAATGGCAATACCAGTTTACTCGCCCTAATCAACCTGTTAAATATGATCTGTTTTACCGCATCTACCATCTCCTGCGTAAGCTGAATCTGTTTCTTTTCTGGTTGGTATAATATTCCGGGTATTGTCTTGAACATAAAGATAACCCCCACAGTTAAACTTCAAATCATCCAGAATATCACCAATAATCTCAATGTCTGTCTGAAACATAGTCAAACTCTCCTGATTAAACTATTACACCGCGCGAATCTCCTCATAGCATATTGGTTTATAATTCTATTCTAAAACTTCTATCCTGTCTACCTCATATCCCGAATCACCAATATAAATTGGCATAATATACCATTGAATATAATGGAGTTTAATTTTAATACTATTAGTTCTAACGCTATCGGCAAGCACAATCAAATCAGGTCTTGATTTTCGTATGGTGAAATCAAATGGTTCTTGTAATGCTGACATATTGCCAGTTCCTGCCTGTATCTGACCCTCAATGGTTTTAAAAATAATTCCCTTTTCTGCCATCTTAGTTATATACCCCGTGCGTTCACCTACGCTATACCCACGGTATAAACCTTCAAATTTTAAGGGGAGATATGCAAACATAGATAACCCAATCCATAGTGGAACTACAATACCAAGACTACTAAAAATTTCTCCATCACGTATACCCAACTTGATTATAAAAAATCCACATATCAAAGCAACCAGCGTAAAAAGAATAATAGTAAACATATGGAATCTCCCGTATTATATTGTTTAAACTATTTTTTCTATCTCTCTACTTAATCATCAGTTTCTTGCCAATCTCCAACTCCATACCGTTTCTCGGTTTGAAGGGTAGAACATCAGAGAACCTATTTTCCCGTGCATATAGAGCCTTTCTGATAGCATTGGCACGGGTAAGAAACGTTGTGGTAGCGAGAATCTTGTGGTTCTTGTCACGCACTACAAACAGTCCATCAACACCGGGTTTAAGATTCATACCATGTGAATTAACCATTGTGAAACCCTCCAGGAATAAGAGTGAAAGATAAAAACCGTTTAATTACTTAAAACTAATTCCTACTTAACCTAAACTATCTAATTTATCCACCAATCTATCATTTTCTTCCTTTAATTCTGTATACTTCAACTCACTCTCCAATATCTCCACAACCTCATCAATATTATACAATGGATGTGACTCTAAAATTCTAATCGCACAACGCTCAAGTTCTGGTAGCAAAAGCATATCTCCCTATTAACTTACACATGTTAATGTAACCCGCTCAGAATAATACCCATTTGAACTCCCATACCATCTAATCGTTACAGAACCTTTAATAGTGGAGAGTAAATAAAATGTCCAGGTGAAACTACATTGATTTTGTGGTACTTCTACTCCTTGTGGATTTTCACCTACAAATATAGATTCTTCCGCAATAACAATTGGTATGCCAATCAAATCATCCAGATCGCCGCATATATCTTCAATATAAACAGATTCACAACAATCTTGTTCATGATACATTTCAAATTTTATTCCATCTACAGTAGTAAAAATCATCTTTGCATCACCAATTGAACCAATAATACTAGTAAAAGTTTTGCCGACTAAAGATTTAAATTTCATGTTGATCCCACCCTTCTGATAGCATTGGAATTTTTATCCCCCCCATCCTTGCTGGTATTAATACATTCATCACATATCGTCCACGGCCATGAGTTATCTATCAGTATATCGGGAACCCACTTACCGCAACACCCACAATGACCACCTATTTGAATATCACTTGTAACAATATCAATAACAATTTCTCGAAGTATTCTTCTTATCCATCGCATCATATTCATACCCTCCATATATATTTACCATCATTTTATCGAATCCGTACCGCGTCTGACGGTTAAAATTATAACACACCGGGAAACCGATGTCAAGTACTTTTTTTGACCCGTCACCCAAAACCACCCACTAACCCCGACGTAAACCGTTGTCGCCCACCGCCGAAAAGAATTTTGATACTTTTTTACTTTAACCGACACAATTAAAATATTCAAATATATCCGAATCCGACTTAAATCCAGATTTTACAAAGATTTGACGAAAAGTATAATATTCAGAACTTTATATTTATTATATAGTGAAATTAAGCCCAGTTACGTATGGGAAAATAGTTCTGTAACACATACCACACAATTACCTCATTATCTGGATACCTAACTTACCTATCTCACTGTCTCCTTACCACAATACATCACATACTATCTGCCACACATCTTACCTTCCCATCTTACCTCACCTAATTTGCAACTCTAATTAGCACCGCTTGGATTGACTCGTAATTATACTACCTCTCTGCTACGTAATATATAAGATTGACATGACTATTATTGTAATTATTATCACAACTATTACTCTAATTATTACTATAACTATTACTATCACACTTATTATAGCTATTATTTCCCCTATTATCCCTAATTTTGTATGCATAATTATTCACAGTTATCTATTAAATCGCTACAATTATGCATAATTATTCATATTCTCTGCATACCTATACCTGTTAATTGCATAATTATTCATATAATACTTTATAACCCTATAAATATTTAATATTATAATTATAATTACAACCCATTACTATTATTCTATTTATATCTTACCTTTACTTTAATACTTTATTGTTAATTGTACACGATCTCGATAAAAACCCGTAACCGTCTAACTCTCGATTTTACAAACACTTACAAAAAACCCTTGGACGATCAAAATCTTGTGGTATATTGTTTACCATCGGCGGGAAACACCGCCCAATCTTCACTTATCACTTATCACTCACATTCACACTAACACGGAGGTATTATTATGGGTTTCAATCCGAGTGCGCCGAGAGTCACGCCAGTCACGACCACCGCCAAGCGGAAAGCCGGTCGCCCTGTTACTAAACGCGCCAATCCAGCGCCCGCGCCCGCTCCCGCGCCAAGGGTCACAATGGCTCCGGCGGCTGTTCCGGGAGTAGCTCATGTCGCCGCCGCTCCATCACCCGCGCCAAGCGCGGAAGGGGCAAGCATCACAGTGAACGCTCCATTCAGCAAGGATACCGGTAACTACCTGCTCTACGCCCATTTTGATAAGGGCAGGATACTGGCGCAGACTCATATCGCCAAGACCATGATCGAGGGTGACCCGGCGCCGTCGGTCAACATCACTATCGAGGAATGTTGGGAGTAGTATAACACTCAGCATTCGCGATTAATCTAATACCGATCACATTAACAGGGAGGCTCTGACTGCTATGTTGGAGTCTCCCTTCTATTTTCCCCCGAATTACTACCATCCCCCGATTATACTGGAGAATCTCATGTCTACCATTAAAGTTATCACCAAAAAACCGGACGAACTACCATTCATGCTCGCATATGAGACGTATGATGATTCAAAGGTTAATTTTATTGCACATATAACACTATCAGATGATTGTATCGGGCTCATGAAATGCGCAGATGAACTCATTGATGACAATGTTACAGATCGCGTTTATATCTGCGCGATACTCGAATTCAAAACCGCCGAGGTATGTGATGAACCAGACTGATATACTTGTCCGAAGTGAATTACCCAGCCCGATTACTTGTCCAAATTGTGAGAATACCTATACACTCACACACATTCAGACAGGTTCGGATTGGAATGACTTTGGGTATAGGTATTGTCCGTATTGCGGAGATATGTCAGACTTGCATATCTCATATACTAACTCTAAACCAAGACCCAAACCACGGGAGAACCCACTATTATGAGCACTAATTTCGGCAACATAGACGCTTTCCGAACCGCTAATTATACTCCCGGTTCTATTCATACATTACCGGACGTAGACGGGCATAAATACCGCTGGAAAGTTATCGGGAAAGGTACACCAATGCCGGGTTCATACTATGTCACGTATCTCAATGGCGATATAGTTATGACCGCAATCAAAGCTGTTCCAATGCGTAAGGTACTCGTGAAGAAAGTGAGGTAAACTGCGTTGCTCGAACCATAGTATATCCATTATACTCACTCTCATACTCCCTGAAAGGATGACCCTACGCCATGTCTAAAATACCTAACCCCTTCGCCCTGTTCGCCATAATGTCATCCGCATTCACTACATCATATCTCAAATCACCATCCCATGACTACTTCTCCAATGATGGTAATGTTTCCGATGGATGGCAATTTCATGGGAAACATAAGAGTCAGAACAAGATTCATAACAATAGTCACAGTAAGAGTCATAATAAACGCAATAAATGGAAATAATGGTGAAATAATCCGCCATTATTAATTAATCACTCACCTTAACAACTCTCACCCGGAGGTCTACTCATGAAATCCCAATTCGCTGTCATACGTGTACGTGAAGATTGGGGCGCGCATACCGAACAAGTCACATTCGTAGACGAATTAAACCAAGCTCGTGAATTCGCAGAAGATCATATCATTGACTCCGATGATGTGTATATATGCAAAATCATCGGGAAAATAAACAAACATATCACTATTGACCCCGAATATATGGGGAAATAGGAGGAAACAGGGAGAAAATAGGACACATACAAACTATTTTCCCTGTAGAAATTTTTAATTCACATTAATTGGAGGGTAGTAAAATGGAAGATAAGATTCAGTATATTGTTGTTATGTGTGATGGTAGTGCTCTTGCCGCTGTTAATTATTTCACTAATTTGAATGCGGCACGAGAAGATGCATCGGATCAAATAGATGATTTTCAAGATGTATACGTATGCAAGATCGTCGGGCGTTCAAATAGAACCATGCAATACGACGATAAGTAATATCGCTGAGTAATATCACATGGTCGGGGTGATTAATTATTATGCATAGTAGTATGAATATGCGCATAATTATGCATGTGATTAATTGCTCCGACTATTTTTTTATCAGAAGTATGAGTTTAACAGGATGAACTAATGCGATAGATGTGTGTGATAAAGTGTATGATAATTAGAGAGATAAGATAAGTGAGAGTTAGAATTTATGGCTTTAATTAACGTCGCATGGGAAGTGAGATGATAGACTTATCGCTATGTTGGCTGATTAGAATTATGAATAAGATAATGGTGCTAATAATTAAGATTAATTTGTAACTTTAATTAACATCGCATGAAGTGAACTATGAACGTATGTTCCCTACGTTGCGTATATAGATTAAGGTTATAGTGTAGGGTTATAGGTCTTAAGTTCCTGTTTATTCTCATACTTATAACTTTCTCTTGACTTATAAAAGTTATGTGTTATACTGTGAATGGGGAGAGAAAAACGTTCTTTCTCTTGAATGGTTCTATTAATCATTATAAGAAAGGTTATTACAATGAAAAAACTTATAGCTGGAGAATATCCGAATTATAGAATAAAAACCGTGAATATTCCCGGAAAAAAAGCGTATAAAGAATCAGATTTTACATTATTTGAGTTAGATATGATAGAATACTCCACAAGGTTATACATGGAAACACAAGAATTAATCCGTGAAAAACTATTAAATAAATATCTTGAGGAACATCAGGAAACGGAAATTGAATAATCAGTATGTTTCACCATTAACAATTTTAGAAGGGGAATTACAATGTTTAATCGCACAATTAGAGTAACAACGTCCGACAAATCGGACAAAGGCAAGCGCAATGTTCCGGTAGTTCAATTCGATGATAACGGCACGGCAACACTACCGATCACCGATGAAACGGACGCTTTCTATTTATTCAGCGGCAAAACTGCTGAAGATGTACAGGACGGAAAGCGGCGAATTCGCGCAACGAATGTGAACGTGTACTTTGGCAAGTACGAAGTGGCGGACGGCGATCAAGTGCCAGTCGGTTTCAAGGTGACTCTTGAAGCCATATATGAGGAAGTGAAAAAGCCCGTCACAATTCCCCGGAAGATCGCCCGTAAGTAATTGCTTCATACTACACTTATGACTCATAATATGGGAGAGTATCTAATAGATATTCTCTCATATTTTTTTACCACAATCATTATATAATCATGGTAAACTAATTAATAGGTAAGTGTATGCTGAATATGGGACTTATGACATATAGGTATAGGGGATAGGTATGTGGATATAGACTGGAGGAAATATATGTTATGTTATATATAATATATGCTCTCAAACACAAAAATTATTTTTTCCCGTAAAATTAGTAAGAGTATATATTAGATTAGTAGGATGATATAATGTAGACTGAGTCTCTATGTTAGTATGAATGGTGCAGGGTGCGAAGTAGTAGTAGTATGATTAGTAGTATGATGATTAGAATTATTAGAATTAGAGTTAAGGGTTAAAATGAGAAGTATTAAGGTTAGAAGTATTAGTAAGGTTAGGAGTATCGGTATATATTAGTGTTAGAATTATTAGAATTATTAGTGTTAGAGTTAGGCTTATCCGAACCATTTATCTAAGTAGTAAATTGCGACAAGTCCGAGTATGAACATGAGAGCGAAATATCCAATTGTACCAAGAACCCAGAGTACGGTTTCGGAATTAGTTTCAGGTACAGGTTCAAAGTTTATCCAGAGCATTAATAGCATGGGAATTAGACTCCAGTTTAGGTTTGGGTTTTTGATGTTACACCGTGGGTTCATAGGTTTTAAATATCAAAAATTTAACGCCAGTCTCCACGACCATAGCATACAGCAATGGTCATAAGAACAGATAGTACGAGAACGATAATATAATAGACAGTGGGTTGCATATTTATTCTCCAAGGTAATTTTTAATGTAAAACATAAGCTGCTAACGTATAACCAGCAATAAACAAACAAAGAGAATAACACACTATAAATAACATCACTAAACCTACCATAATTGCAATTAAAACTTTTTCTTTTAGTTCTGACATGGGAGTAATCCTTTAACTTTTAATTTTTATTTTTCTGATTTTCTGTATACCACTTTTAGGATAAACATTTACATCCCTATAACTATCCTCTTCGTCATGATAATCATTCCCAATAGTAATGAATTCTTCCGTTTCGTTGATTAATATTCCTGCACTGATTAATTTAATTGGTTCAAAACTTGTGCAGTCTTTACCAGTATAAGAATTCCGTCCATACTTACAAGAATCTTTCCAGTATATGACAGCGATTGTTTTTGACATTAGAGGTGTCCTTAGTTTAATTATTTTATTTCCGCTAATCCTATGACATATGGTTTGTTATCCCATGAATATAATTTTATAGGTGTAAGTTTTTTGTTAGATAAATAATTAGATTGTACTCTATGTTTTAGAAATGAACCATTTAGATGAGTGTAGACTATCTGACCGTCAATGATATTAAATGTATCAGCTATATAGAGTGGGTGTTTGATTGATAGGATTGAGTCTAGATTAGTATTATGTTTATAATTATTTAGAACATCATATGAGCACAATCCAAAGGTATCTATGATTTTAAAGTCTTTAGCGGCATATCCAATTGCGCCAAGGTCACCAGACAGAACCCAACGAGATTTGTCACCGTGATCTTGTAATAATTTACCAGTTTCTAATCTAGCTTCCTGGACCGGTGATAAATTAGCAGCGTTGGAATACATCCATTTAATTGAATTAACATTCTGATATAGCAGTATGGGTAATACTATTAGAATAACTTTCCAGTTTTTAAATACCGGTGCTCCACAAATTAACATGAGCGGTAGCATGGGAACACTATATCTAACCCAATCTGAACGCGGTCCGAGCAGGCAGGCGACTATAGAAATAATTATATACACTCCCAACCATCTAACTCTTATGTCCATAATCATTCCAATAATACACATAACAGGAACAATAAGGGCATATCTTACCCATGTGCTGATAATTTGCATAGGATTGGATTCATAATAATTAGTGAGTTGTTTGAATTGTACGGCATGTGAGATCAATGTACCATAATATAGATACTTAAATAAATAGAATAGAGAAATAATACCGATAACTATTAATATATCTAATATCTTACGATCATGCACTAACCATAATGATAGAATTAATATACCCTCTGGACGAGTTAATGCTATTAAAATAACCAACCACATTGAGAGTTCAGATTTTTTATATAACATTGAGTATGCGAATGCACAGAGTAGGGCTGTAAAAAATATTGTATCCATTCCCAATATTGCCCACCCAGAAATGAATCCATGCAAAGATGATATTAAAGCAAGTAGTATGGAGATTATTATATTCCCGGAAAGTTTTAACGCACACAAATATACGAAACCCGCGATTAACCCCAAGGACAGCATATTAAATAAGAAGGATACCATCGCAAGATTGTGTATACCAACGCGATAGAATAATGCAAGAATAACAGTATATAGGAATGATGATGCCGAATCTACCCGCTCGTTTAGATTGTAAACTAACTGACCGTGCTCAGCTAAGTTTATGGCATATCTCATGGAAATTGCGGCGTCATCATAACAATTTCTATATAATGTATTGGTATTATTATAAATAATTACAACTGTTGTTATGGATATTACAGCAAGTGCAAGCGCAATAATTATGTTTTTCATATGTGTTTCCATCTACTTTTATTTAAAACCGAGTATATGCAAGATTCGCTAACTCCAAATATGTTTGATATTTCTTTGGCGGATATTATATCTTTTAATTTCCTGATTTCATGAACATCAATTTCTTTTAATTTTGCGCCACCAGCCCTTTCTCCACAATTATGTGCTCTTCTGCCTTTCTTTATCATGTCTCGTGTATTATCTGCAAAACTTCCAGCAAATAAGTGGTTAGGATTGCAACATGCAGGATTGTCACACGTATGTAAAACACATGGTTTATCCTTTGTTAAAATTCCACCTGATAATAAAAAAGCCATGCGATGTGCGCCTTCTGCTTTACCATAAATACAAAAAGTTCCATATCCGCAACCCCTGTCCCCCGCCTTCCATTCCCAACATTCATCACGTCCGCGAATATCAACTTTGCGCCAGAAACGAATCGGGATATTTTCTCTTCTGCTTTGCCACCATTTTTTAATCATTGTTGTCATTTGTATTCTTCGTTCTTCAGACCAATGATCTCCCTTTTTCATCTTAGTTTCCCTATTTTTGATTTTGGCATTATCTAATTCTTAGTTTAATTCTTAGTTGGGTTCTTGATGGAATCACTAATTTCCTTCTTGATTTTATCACTATTTAAATATACATCGCCGTTAATCTCTTCCTTAGCTAATTCAAATGGAACTACAACTCTACGATAGAATTCCAACTTAACACATTCTAGGACACCAATAATAGCGTTCAGTGTTTTATAATCCAGTCTACCATCTGGTGACATTTGAATAGTATCGTGGACTGTAATGTTCAGTAAACTAGTAATAAGATAGTTTAGTTCGCCAACCGTGATATGTTCCGGTAAATTCTTATATGAGTTTAATACATCTTCAAACTTTTTACGGTCAATCTTTTTAATGTATGGCATGATAAGACTCCACGGTTATCTTCCTTGAAATTTATCTAATAGTTTAGATGCTATGATTAGAATCAAACAAACAAAAATAATATATATAAATTCATATGACATAATTTTATTCTCCCATTTTTGCTTCTAATTTATCCACTCTCTTGACCAATTCACATATCCTACTATCTTGCATAATTTTTCTATTAACAACATTTTTTAGAAACTCAGAACCAAAGTAATCCAACATCTTTTGCAATTCATAGTCCGTCCAGTAAATAGCAGTTGGTTCATTAAGCATTCTTCTTAAATCTTTTACCTTATCCTCATCTAATTTATTTAGCATAATCCTATCCTTTTAAATTAAATCATATTCCCATCTAACTTTAGGAGCTAATGTCTGTTCTTTATTTCTAACCATATACTTATTCGACCATGACATTCCTTCCGAATATCCACGCGCTATCCATCCACTTGCTTTATAGATTGTTCCCGTATGAACTTCAGTATCTTGATATGAAATTAATCTAATTATATCAGGTCTTGTTTTTACTATATCCATTCTCATAATTCTTAACATTCTCGACGCTGTGTTCTTTGGCGCATCTGGTGATATAGCCATACGTCTTAATTCAAGTATTCTATCACCATCTTTTAATCTATTAGCCGCCACAGGATTACTCCATAAAGCTACCGCATAATATTTATTGGAATATTCAGCACCATAAGCGAAACAACAGAAATCATTTCCTATGTTCGGCAATCTTGAGTGCCATAACTTATTGAGCAACACAGCAGTATTGGTAGCTATGCGTGTAATATTTAATTGGAGCGCGGAGGTCGGATTTGCACCGCCATATTCTTCCTGGAATAGAGGATATGCTACTCTTGCATCATCCGCGCTTATAGTTAAAAGTATATCTGAACTATTATTTTTGCTAGACATTGCCGTCTCTTATATATCTTTGAATACATTTTACCGCTTTCTCATACAAATCACGCTCTTCGGATGTCCATACATGATTATGATTTGCGAGTGCTAACCCTAATGCGTCTAACGCTTTTAGAATTATTTCCATCATATGACTCCTTATTCTTATTACTGCGCATCATATATAACCTTAATCATCTCAATTAACTTCTCTGGAAACTCACCACCCTCTACCATCACATCTCCACTCTCAATCGTCTTTCCCATACACCAAATATAACTAATCATTCCGCAATTGTCAACACTTATTATCAGAGTTCTATCATTTTTTTTGTACCACTCGAACGTTATATCTCCGCTAGGTTCACAACTAATAATTGGCATGGGGATATTGTCTGGTATAAGTTCAATAAAAGTATGGGAATATATTAAAGCGGACTCACTTATCGGATACGCATCATATCCATCCCAACCCCACTCTTTGCACTCATCGTATATATCGTCGAGTAGAATGTGGAGTCCAGCAATATCATCATAAAACTCATGATTCGGTGTAACATTTGATGTAATATTTGATGTAACACTTTCCGCAACATTCGGAACGTTCTCTTCCATGATAAAAACCTCCCGCTTAACTACCCTTTTAGGAGTTCACTCGGATTCATCCAGCAGGCTGGTTCGCCCTTGCCTACGGTAGCATCGTTCTCTTCGCGGCTATCGCCGCCAAAAGACGCGCTCTCTTCGCTATCGCGAAGCTCGCTCCCACATATATCCCCACACTCAATCTTATTATTACTATTATCTAAATTCTCTTTCTTCTCCTTCTTCTTTTTACCCCTAACCAACCCCAACCTTTTACCCGTAATATATACTGTGTTCGTACTCATATTAAAAATCTTACAAATCACACTACTATTCTCACCATTCTCATACATCTCTTTAAACAACTCTCTATCACTATCACTCATAATATCATACTTCCCGCTCCTACCTAACTTATGATTAGGTGCGAACTTATGTATATAATTATACACAGTCTTGGTTGATCTTAGACCATAAATCTTAGCTATATCTTCCGCTCGTACTCCTTGTACGAATAAATTAAACATATGTCTTTTATCTATAATTGAAATCTTTTCGCTCACTCCAAGAACTTTTTTTCTCTTTACTTCAACATCATCATCAGCACCACGAGTAATCAATTCCTTAACATTCTCTGGGTCTAGTAATGCTACCTCTGTATACTCACCAAATTTCTTACCTATCAATTTCTTGATTGCGTCTATTTTATCTTCCGGTATATTCCAACTTCTCAATATCTCACCGGTAGTTTTGTCTGGTGCTATTTCAAATTCGTCATATTCTCCCATATAACAATCTCACTCCTTTGTATAAATTTACTCTCCATTATCTTCCTTAATTCTCTCATCCCCACTACCGGGAACACTCATTATATACTCATCACCAAAATCATTGTCTACCATCAACTCACCCAACTCACCCTCGATCTCTCCCTCACCACTAAACTTCTTAATAACCTCAAACTCCCCCTTATCTTTATCCCCGAAATTTTCCACAAACTCTTTCAAACCCCCATTATTTATATTACTAGTCAACACATCCATAGCCCTGCCAAACCTACTATCTTCCCTGCTTTTTCTATCAATAAAATCATCAATAATAAATCTCAGAATACTACTTGCGCTGGAATTAGTTCTAGCCATCTCAAACGCCAGAAACTTTACATGTCTCTCACTTAATATTACACCAACATAAAATTTCTTCATATGTCTTGAAAATTGTTTTATTCCTCTTATTACACCACTTTCCATAATATCCTCCACTGTCTTAATCTCACAACCAACCTTACGTCTATTACCGCATAACTCCTTATATAACTTACCTTTATATCTACTCTTTAAATCTTCCAACCTATTTGCCATAATCACAACTCCACAAGAACCCCATCAAAACATTATCAAAACCCTATATATTCTACTGTAGAATATACCACTATATCTTATTAGTACACACTAGAATAATCACACCAATAACAACAACCAACGCGGCAATAGCTAACATAATATTATTCCCCTATATTAGACTTTATATATAGTTTTGATTTAAACCTATCTAACTTATATTTATTACCATTCTTATCTTTCTTATCTTTCTTATTCTCACTCATACTCTTCTTCCTAAACTCTATATACTCCCCAATCTCATCCTCCAATATAATATCCATACCATTTATCGTAGCCCTACCTATCTCATACGCCGTTCCGAACGATTCTTTCCACTTATTCATCAACACCATTACATCGCATCTCAACAGTATATTTATATCCCCATCCAAATAATCGTGATACCCTACCTCACTCTCATTAAACATCATAGTATTGAGATGTGGACAAATCGCCGTACCACCCAACTTCCAAACTCTAATTGCCACCTTTCTCGCTCTCACAATATTCATCACCGTTCTAACCCACACCATTATCTCATGCACAATCGGTATCCCAATCGTTCCCTTACTTCTACCCGTGTACGGTCCACTAACATAAAACAGTAACGACCGTGGAAACCCAAACTCAGGATTCTTATTCTTTCTCTTATCAACAATACTTACTTCTATATTAGTACTACCATACTTTGTAGCATCATAATCTACCATAAAATTATCTCCCGTTAAACTATTATTCTACCCCACCATCTTAATCAGCGTAATAGTAGACCCTGCCAGAAAACATAAACTACCCACAACATACAACACATAAGATATTATCACGATAACCCTCCCCGTCTACAACTTACCTTTCATCTTACTCCTACCCTTACCCCTACCTCTATTTTTTCTACCCACTAATATACCATACTCCCCTACCTTTGTCAAGAACTATTTTACAAAATCCAGTAAAATCTTAAAAATAGTTTACCCGTGATACTTAAAACTCACAATGATAAAACCATAAACCATAACCCAAACCACAACCCAAACCACCGGTAGGTTAAATTTTTACACCTGTCCCTCACCCCCTCACCCACCCCACGACAAAACATATATAATGTACGCGCGCTGTAGAACTGCGTTGCCAAAACATATACCAAAAACATAATATTCAACCCACGGAGTGTATAAATCTTTACACCAAAACTAACCATATAACTCACACTTATACTTATATCTATAATTATCTTAATACTAACTCATATACTAACCCTAACATTAACACATACTTGCCTATAACTTCTAGCTTATAATCTGTCTATGAGTACCCCATATACATATACTTATAACTTTAAGTATAGAGTACCCCAATGTAATATAATACATACTGTAAGTAAATACAAGAATTATTTAATAAGAATTATAAGTATTTTAAAGTTGTGTATACATGAAACAAAAATTTAAATATACACATACATTATCTAATAATAATTATAAGATATTGATAGTATTAGAGATAGATTTGATTAGTGGAAAGTTTCTTACATTAAACGATAATAATGTAGTTTATTATTCTTGTTTATTGTATTACTTAAGTGTAAAAGTTTGGGGTATATATAGTAAAAGTACGATATAGATATTGTTGTTAGATAATGAGTTACGCTATTTTTAGGGTGTTTTTAGATTTTCGCGTGTATATTGTATACACAACTATTTTGGGAGGGTTAAGTTGTTGTTTTAATTTAAGTTATTTGAGATTATTTCGCAAAGTCCATTAAGACACCACTATATTCAGATATATCTTGTGTTTAAAATAATCCTTGACAAAGAAAGTGTGGTTGATTATCTTAGTAAAACTCATTTCGATTGGGTGTTAAAACTTTTTGTGGTTGTGTTTAAAATTTCTTTTGGAAAGTTGAGGAAAAGATGTTATATTAAAGTCATGACGAAAAGGAAGAATACAATACTAATACTAAACTAATACTAATAATATTGGAATTAAAATGGAGATACAATATGTCAAAGGATATAGTGGTGTACAGATACAAGAAAATGTTAGAATGTTTTGAAGATTTTTGGCGCTCATCATCTGGAGATTCGTTAGATAATAGTTACTGGACGTATATACATCGTGATAGAATTGAAAGAATTGACGGTAGTTTTAATAGTAATATAAGTAATAATATAAAATTATGGATTGATGCACATACATTTAATTGTTGGGTGTGGGTTGATACAAATAAGTCACAGTTGAATATATGGTTAAACGATAAATGTACACGGGATGAAGCAATAAAAGAAATTAAACCAATACTTAGAAATTTATATGTACCTAGATTTAAGAACAAGAGTGAAAGTGAGGAAGAAAAAAAATCAATGTTGGACGAATTTTATAATAAACTAGCTTTAAAATACGCCACCTTATCAATCTTAGATTATCATAAACGGGGTGATATATGAATTCCACAGAGATTATTGAAAAGGTTTCACAAGATTCAATTCCGTTTGTTACTCCCGATCTTTCCCCCAATGCTATCACAGTTCTAAATACTCGCTATCTAAAAAAAGATGAGAATGGTACTCCCACTGAAACTCCCACTGATATGTTTAAGCGGGTAGCTAAGACAATAGCTGATGTGGAATGTACATGGGGAACTGATATAGCATCTATAGAGAAATTATATAGATTGTTTTATTCAATGATGGCTAATCTGGACTTCCTACCAAACTCACCCACGCTCATGAATGCGGGACGGGAGTTGGGAAATCTGTCTGCCTGCTTCGTCCTCCCGATCGAGGACTCGATGGATTCTATTTTTGAGACGTTAAAGCAAACCGCGTTAATCCATAAGAGCGGCGGCGGCACGGGTTTTTCTTTTTCTTCTCTTAGGTCGAGCGGCGATTGTGTTAAGAGTTCCCACGGCGTTGCCAGTGGACCAATTTCTTTTATGGAGATTTATGATAAAGCCACAGAGACAGTTAAGCAAGGCGGTACGAGACGTGGAGCCAACATGGGTATGTTGCGAGTTAATCATCCCGATGCGAGACAATTTATTACATGCAAAAAAGATACCACAAGATTAACAAACTTTAATATTTCTATAGCTCTTACTGATGAATTTATGAAAGCTGTAGAATCTAATTCTACATATAATCTTATTAATCCTCATGGCAATAAGATAGTTAAAGAAGAGAACGCACGTGAGATATTTGATTTGATAGTGAAGAATGCCCATGAGACGGGTGAACCCGGTATTATATTTATAGATGAAGTAAACAGAAAGAATCCAATAATAGGTAGTGTAATTTCTTCCACTAATCCATGTTGGACTGGTGATACTAAAATATGGACTATAAATGGGAAAATTCCAATATCAGAACTAGTTGGAAAAGAAGTTAAAGTATTAACACAATTATATGATGGAACATTGACATTTAGAACTATGCATAATATTAGAAAAACAAATGAATCATCTAAAATATTACGTGTAATATTAGATAATGGAACATCATTATATTGTACTCCTAATCATAAATTATATTTAAAAAATGGTATAAAAATTGAAGCACAAAATTTATTGCCGGGATATAGACTTTCGAGTGTATATAGGTATAAGGCCAATACTAAGGGTTATATAAAATTAGATAATGGATATGAGCAAGTTTTAGAACATTGGGTAGTTGGTGATGGTAAATATAATAGGAGACCAGATTATCCAAATGAACATTGCCATCATATTGATGGTAATAAAAAAAATAATGTACCAGAAAATTTGGAATACATTAATGGGACAATTCATAATAGTGCTAGAATGATGGGGAAAAATAATCCCATGTTTGGAATTTGGGATGCAAGAAATCCATTCTTTAATATTCCAGTTAATGGTTCTAATAATCCAAATTATCGTCATGATATTTCAACCGAAGAAATTATCTCGATGCGAAAATCTGGTAAAACAATAAAAAGTATTTGTGATATATTGGGATGTTGTAAATATACAGTCCAGAAAAGAATTAGAGAATATAAACAATCCATTTGTAATCATAAGGTAATTAAAATTGAATTATTAGAGGATATGTATCCCGTATATAATGGGGAAGTTGATGAAACTCATAGTTATTTTGTGGTAACTGGTACTAATGGTGCTATATTATCTTCCAATTGTGGCGAACAACCTCTGTTACCCTACGAATCATGTTGTCTTGGTTCTATTAATTTGTCCAATATGGTAAAAAATTATAATATTAATTGGAAGAAGTTGAGTGATGCAATCCATCTCTCTACTAGATTTTTGGATAATGTAATAGAAGCAAACAGATTCCCACTATCAATTATAGAACAGGAAACAAAGAAGAATCGCAAGATTGGTCTTGGTGTTATGGGATTTGCTGATATGTTAATTAAACTCGGTATTCCCTACGATTCGGACAAGGCGTTGGGAATAGCCGATACAGTTATGGGTTATATACAGGTAGAATCTCATGATGAATCTGTGCATCTAGCGCAACTCCGTGGTGAATTTCCAAATTATAGGGATAGTATTTATTCTCATGGCAATGTGATATGTGTCTATATGCGCAATGCTACTACCACAACTATCGCGCCTACCGGAACCCTTAGTATTATAGCTTCATGTTCGAGTGGAATAGAACCATTGTTCGCACTTGAATATACAAAGAACGTTATGGACGGTAAGAAATTAATAGAAGTACATCCTGAACTGAAAAGAAACTTGGATTTTTATAAAGTTAATAATTTCAATGAGTTACCAGATACGATTAAATCAGTTTTCAGGGTTGCTCATGATATACCAGTAGAATGGCATGTTAAGATGCAAGCTGCATTCCAGAGATATACAGACAATGCGGTGAGCAAAACTATTAATTTCCCGTCTACCGCGACAACTGAAGATGTTAAGAAAGCATATCTATTAGCTTATGAGTTAGGATGTAAGGGTGTAACTATTTATCGAGATGGTTCGCGTAGTAATCAGGTTCTTACTACTAATAAAGATGAGAGTAAGACAGAAAATAAGGAAGAAGAGGTTGTTGTTTCTAAACCCCGTTCTCGTCCCACCAAAACTTCCGGTACAACAGAGAAAATTAAGACTGGTTGTGGTAATTTATATGTAACAGTCAACAATGATTCTGATGGTTTATGCGAAGTATTCTGTACAATGGGTAGATCGGGAGGTTGCACATCGAGCCAATCGGAAGCGATTAGTCGCCTCATATCCCTAGCATTGCGTAGCAAAATAGATTTATCAGATATAGTCCATCAACTCAAGGGTATACGTTGCCCATCTCCAATTTGGCAAAATGGTAAACTTATATTGTCTTGCGCTGATGCAATAGCTAACTCACTCAATAGTCATATCGAAAGTACTATCGAATCCACAACCCACGATGATAGAAATAGTTTTCTGTGTCCCGAATGTGGTGAAGAAGTAGAAGTTTCCGAGGGTTGTTTTATATGTAAGCATTGTGGATATTCTAAATGTCAGTGAGATTTAAAATAGTACTTGCTAAATGTAATTCAATGTGTTATATTATATTAACGTTAAACTTTATATTATAGGATATGATATGCGAACCTATATAACTGATGCACAAGAAATTGATGGATGTGAAGAAGATAACCCTATTAGAAAACTGAATGTTGAGTATGACATACCCGTAGAAATAGGGAAACTTTTTATTGGTAAGACGGAACAGGAAACAGAATACAACGTTGAGTTATTCCGTAAAGTATTAAAACAAATAGTAGATGAAAAAGTTAAGCAGAATACCACGGAAGTATGTAATAAGATTCATCTTATCGCTCTTACCTCACTCCAATGTATTTTGAAAGATGTTAAGTGTGTGGCATTATTGTGGGGATTTTTATTGCCAGCTAATATTATGAGTACATTGATAATGATGTCGAATCTTATGATGAGTAAAATTAAGTGTTTATACCCAGACTATAAATATTGTGGTATTGATATTAAGAAGATAAATGAAGAATATGTTACCGGTGATTATGATATGAGATCGGGGGTAAAGTATTGGGTTGGTGATTGTGTGAGTCGTGGTAATATACCGTATGGATATGACGTGGATCGTGATAGAAATCTCGTAGAAAATCCAAATGAAATGGCAGTTATACATAAAATTTATGCTATGTATTATAGTGGTACGAGTTATGAAGATATAGCGAAATATTTGACCGAACACAATGTAGCAAGCAAGATGAACAGTCAATGGAGTGATAATCTCATACGCGATATTATTAACCGTGGAGTTAAACTATCATGGGTTTAGCATATTCCGATACAACCGATTCTGATTTTAGATTGTTTATACAAGAGTTTGAATATTGGCAGAAAAAATTTGGGTTATTGGATTGGGAAATATTATTTGAAAAGAAATATTCAAAGGGGTTGGTCGCCAGTCTTAGTTATAATATGTTGTCTCGTGGTTGTATAGTTATGTTGTCAAGTAAAATACCATCGCGTGAATACAATAAGTTATCAATTATGATGTCAGCGTTTCATGAAGTATGTGAATTGTTATTGAGTGGTTTTAATACTATTATTGAGAATTCTAGAGATTATTTACCAAAGAATATTGCAGAAAATAGTGAAGGTGAACAGCATAGAATTATTATGATATTACAGAATTCTATGTTTATAGATGATTTAGTGAAGAGAATGGGGTTAGATAGTTTTAATGGTATAGAACAATTAACTAATGTAGTTGAGGAATATTACAGGGATCGCTTAAATGGATGATAATCAATATGTTATTAATGAACGTCAAATTCCGGTTAGAGCTATAGAAGTATTGCAAGAAGTATTGGATTATGGTAGGGCGCATGGCAAATCTGGTTGGTTTGGTATGAGCCACAAGGAACATGTGGATCATTTAATCAGGCATATTATTGATTTTTGTGATATAAGGGATGGTAATATTACCGATAATGAAGAGTCTGCTGTTGATCATCTGTCCCATGCATTTTGTAGAATGATGATGCTTTATATAACATACTGTAAAGAGAATAACTTGCACGGTGTTAAATAATGTAGTTTATATTGGGGAGTATATATCATGGCAACTACAAACATTGATAGTTGGAATTTGCTCAAAAAACTTCGTAGTATTATAGATAAGTATGGTTACACATTTACTCCAAGTGAATATGATTATATTAAGGAACCCGATAAACCATCAAGGAGTACGTTGCGTAGGTATATTGGTGGGTGGCAGGTATGTCTTAGTAAAGCTATGGAATTGGATTTAAACAAACCTAGTATGATTTCTGCGAGCAGTCCAGATAAACTTATCAATGTTATTAGACTTTGTGATTGGCATATACCATTTCACGATGAGGATGCGCTTCATTGCGCAATTGACTTCTGTAATAAAATACAACCTGATATTATAGTGTTAGATGAGTTGAATGACTGGTATGTATTAAGTAGATTCGACCAAGACCCAAAACGTATTAATTCGCTTCAGGAAGAACTGGATATAACTGAACATTATTTGAATGTTATCCGCCAGTTGTGTCCAAATTCCCAAATGATAATGTTGGAATCGAATCATCAGGAAAGAATGAGAAAATATATTTGGAGGACAGCTAGTAAATTGTCCAGTCTTAGATGTTTAAAAACACCATCCCTGCTCAACTTAACTCAGTATGGTATAGAATTTTTTGAAACATTTACTTATAAGAATTTCTTATTTAAACATGGGAATATTGTTAGACCGCACTCCGCATACTCCGCGCGTATGGAATTTGAACAGGAAGGTATGAGTGGATGTTCGGGCCATACCCATAGACTCTCGGAATATTTTGTTACCAAACGCGGTGGAGAATATATGTGGATGGAGTGTGGATGTTTGTGTAAACGTGAAGATGTTGAATATATTAGAGGTACGTCGAATTGGCAACATGGAATTGGGTTGATAAGTTTCAAGGAAGATTCAGATCATTTTGTAGCTCGTGTCCTTCCAATCATTGATAATGAAATTTTATTTAGTTAGGAATATAATGTGCTTGATATAACTGTGAATTTTGATGGTAGTGTTTCGTTTAAATCTAATTTCCAATGGATGTGCGTGGAAGAGCGTGGGTTTGTACATGTTATGCCAATTAATGATCTCTGTGCTCATGATTATGAATTTTGTTTATGTAACCCGTCCACGGAAATGGATGGTAAGTTGGTTATACACAATAGTTTTGATGGTAGAGAATATATAGAATCCGGGCAATGTAGTTGAGATTATCGGGAGAAATATTATGCTTTATAAATATGTGGTATTGGTTAATTGTGGATGGTCACGGGAAACTGGTAAACCAGATGACCCGAAATACACAATGTCTATCCAACCTTATATATGTGATACATTTGAAGAGGCTAGATATATACGTGATAAGTTAAATGATGTTTTATATAAAGACACTCATCATGTACCCTTTAAGTTTTATGATGGTTACACTGCTTATGTTTATAAATTAGTTGAAAGTGAAGAGTGATAATACTTATGAATAAGAAACAAACGATGCTGGAAGTAGCAAAAGAAGAATTAAAGATTAAACCGGTAGTTACCGGACAATTAGATAAACGTATTATGGATGATGGATATAGACCAGAATATTGTGATGCGTTGATTGAGTTTTTTAATAGACCTCCATATAAGATAGAGGTTACAGATAAAAACAAGACTGTTTTTGTTCCCAATGAATTACCGTTAATGGCATCGTTCGCCACAAAGATAGGTATTAGCCAAGTAAGAATAAGAGAATGGATAAAGAAGTACCCCGAATTCAAAGAAGCCGTTGAATGTGCTAGAGATATGATGGAAACAATACTTGTAGTTAATTCTCTGCTTGGTAATTATAATCCAGCGGCTTCTACGTTTGCACTAAAGAATCTACTTGGTTGGTCTGATAGGGTTAAGACCGAGACTGTTACCGAACTTAATATTAATTCGGTGATTCAAAAAGTTGAAGAAATAAATAGAACAAAGGGTTTTCTTGATGAGTAATGAAGAACCGAAATACCGTGAAGTATATATAAAGACTGACCCAAAGACCAATAAAGAAAAGAAATTACTTGAGATTCCCATTGATGTGCCAAGAATTGATGGTAATGACAATTCTGATGGAGATAAATCCGAACAGGAATACAATAATGCTATAGATAAGATGGCAAGTCGAAGGTGGAGATTAAATCATCTTTATCATATTATAGATAAGAATGGCAAGAAGATACAGTTCCATATGAATGAAGTGCAGGAGAAGTTATATAATGACCGATGGTATTTGAATCTTATCCCCAAGGCGCGTCAGCATGGTATTACTACATTTATAGATTTACTTGGATTGGACGCTGCATTATTTACTCCCAACTTTGGTATTTCTATTATAGCGCATACCAAACCGGATGCGAAACGTATATTCGAGGAAAAAGTAAAGTTCCCATATGAGAGTCTACCGGAACAATTAAGGAGTGTTTGCGAATCAAAGATTGATACTGCTAATCATATGAAATTTTCTAATGGTTCTAGTATACGAGTTGAAGCTACAGGTAGAAGTGGAACTTTCCAGTTTTTACACGTTTCGGAGTTCGCTAAGATATGTAAGGATTATCCAGAGAAAGCGCGTGAGATTATAAATGGTGCGCTCAATACCATTCATAAGGGTAATATAGTATTTATAGAATGTACACCTGCGGGTGCCGAAGGTTATTTCTTTGAACAATGTAAACGCGCAGAAGATTTAAAGAATTCTAATATACCACTTACCGAAATGGATTTTAAATTACATTTCTTCCCGTGGCATGATAATCCTGAATATAATTTAAATCCAGAAGGTATGATAATATACCCATACTTACAGGAATATTTTGAACAACTTAAAATTAACGAAGGAATAACATTATCCGAATCGCAAAAAGCATGGTATATTAAGAAGAAAGAATTGCTTGGGGAAGATATAACTTCTGAATTTCCAAGTACTTATGATGAATGTTTCCGGTCTCATGTCGAGGGTAATTATTATTCTCAACAGTTTATTAAGATGAGACAGGAAAATAGAATGACCAAAGTACCCTACCAACTTGGTTATCTTGTTGATACTGTTTGGGATTTGGGTGTTGGCGACGATACCGCTATATGGTTTACGCAAATGGTTGGGCGTGAACCACATATAATTAACTATTATGAAAATTCCAATGAGGGTATGAATCATTACGCGAATAAACTTTGGGAATTTAGGGAGAAGTTTAACTATCGTTACGGAGAACACATAGCACCGCACGATATTATGGTTCGGGAACTTGGTGCGAGAGATGCAGAGACCAGATTTGTTACGGCACGTAATCTTGGGATTAGATTCCGTATAGCTCCGAACATACCAATAGATGATGGTATTGAACAATCTCGCCAACTACTTTCAATCGCTTGGTTTGACATTGGAAACTGTGAGGCTGGACTTAAACACCTTGAGGGTTACAAGCGCGCATGGGATAATAAAAATGGATGCTGGAAAGATAGACCCATGAAAAATCAGCACTGTCATGCTGCCGACGCATTTAGATATAGAGCGGTCACATGGAAAGAAATGAGTAATAGACGCAATATAGTGTCACCCAAAAGAAGGATTATCACGCCCGCGTCATGGAGTTAAAAAAATGGAAAAGAATGAAGAGGAGTGCGGGAAAGTTATTTGTTACATGATTAATACTTCTGATAACCATGAAGATGGTAAAATATATTATTGTGCGTATCCTATTCCAGAATCATGTGTTGAAGAATTAATTATTTGTTATATTAAAAGTCATATCCGAGATAATATTAAGTTTATTGGATGGAAAACAATTAATAATGGTGTGGGTATTTATCATCCCGACGAAGAAATTCTGGTGTGTACATTTAAAAATATATTATAAGTAATTATTTAATCTTTTAAATTTCTCTTGGAACTTTTAATTATTTTAATTATATTATATGATAATGCTAAGATTACTATTATAGGTAAAATACATCTTAATCAAAGTTTGGGTGTAAAACTATGGCCACTGTCGCTATACCATTTATGAAATATTCAACACCATCACCATCTCGAACAACTAATCTTAATTCTACCATTGCACCCCCCACACCATCAAAATCTACCAAAGAAATAAATGATGAAAATAAACTCGAACAAGATTTAAAAGATCAGGAAGATCAATCCAAACAATTACGCGATGAACTAGATAAACAAATTAACAAACAGACTGATGAAATTCAAAGTTCTCAATTATTTACCGATCTTTCATCTTATATGCGTAGGTGTTGGGATGCGGCATTGCAAGCTAAACAGGAAATTCAGGAAACATTGCATGAATCTTCTTTGCAACGACAGGGTAGATATACTGATGAGAAATTGGGTGAGATAGGTAAGATTAGCAGTTCTACTATATTTATGAATGTGACAAATGTAAAATGTAGAGCGGCTGAATCGTGGTTGCGGGATATAGCATCCTCTATAAATGATAAAATGTGGAGTATAGAACCAACTATTCTACCGTCACTTAACCCTGAACTTTCTGAATCTATTTCACAATACATAAAACAACAAATAACTACCAACCCATATCTGGTAACATTTGAAAGCCAGAAAGAATTATATGATTATTTGCGTAAAGAGGTTGGTAGAGTTATAGATAAAGATGCCCATGATATTTCTAATCGCATGGAACGCAAGATAGGAGATCAGTTAGAGGAAGCTAAGTGGGATAATACACTTGATGTTGTACGCGCTGATATTGTTACCTATAAAGCTGGTATTCTAAAGTTTCCTGTAGTGCGCAAGAAAAGAGTTCTTAAATGGGTTCAGGACCCACAAAAAAATAAATGGGTTGCGCAACAGGTATTTGATACGGTCATGGATTGCGATAGAGTGTCACCGTTTGATTTATATCCCTCTCCGTATTCTACCACAATAGATGACGGATATTTATTTGAAGTCCATAGACTTACCCGCCAAGATTTAATTGACATGATTGATATACCCGGATATGATGAATCTTCCATACGTACCGTTCTTAACACCTATCCAAATGGTCATAGTGTTTCTAGCACACGTAGCGATAGGCAATTAAAAGAAGATGCTGAAAATCGCGAACCCGATCGTTATGATAAGGTTGGTAGCCCAATGGAAACATTGGAGTTTTGGGGTACTGTACCCGGAAGATTACTACTTGATTGGGGAATGAAGTCAAGTGAAATTCCCGATCCAGATATGGAATATCAGGCTAATGTATGGATGGTAGACACATATATAATTAAGGCTGTGTTAAATAAGAACTTGGATGGCAAGAAACCATATTATAAGACTTCATTTGAAAATGTACCCGGTAGTTTCTGGGGTCGCGGTATACCGGAAATTATAAAAGATATTCAGGATGTTTGCAACGCAACAGCTAGAGCATTGGTTAATAATTTGGCTATTTCTTCAGGCCCGCAGGTCATAGCAGATACCAGTAAACTTAAAATGGGTAGTGATGTTGAGGATATGTATCCATTTAAAGTCTGGTATTATGATTCTGAAAGTTCTAATTGGAGTTCTTCTGTACCCGCCATAGATTTCTTTCAACCAGATAGTAATTCAGCAGAACTATTGCGTGTATATAACGATTTCTCGGCCAAAGCGGACGACCATACTGGGATTCCTCCGTATGTATATGGTTCTACGGATGTGGGTGGAGCGGGTCGTACTGCCTCTGGCTTGTCAATGTTAATGACGAACGCCGCAAAGGGTATAAAATATGTAGTTGCTAATATAGATAGGGATATTATAGAACCAGCTATTACCACTATCTATAATTTTAATATGTTATTCGATCCAGATGATAGTATTAAGGGTGATTTGTGTGTAATTGCTAAAGGTGTGTTGTCGCTCATATCCAAAGAACAGTTGCAGATTCGTCGCATGGAATTCCTTAATATTATTGCGAATAGTCCGACATATCTTGGTATTGTTGGTAAGAAGGGTGCTGCATATTTACTGCGTGAAGGGGCTAAGACTCTTGATATTGATACGTCAAAGATCATACCCGACGAGGAAGAACTTGAACGTATGGAAGAGATGGAACAAAAATTAGCGCAACAGCAACAGGTAATGAATATGATGCAACAATCTGGTCAACCCACACAATTGAATGGTACACCTCCGAATCTTCGTAATATATCACCATCGGGTGAACCGGTTCAGGGTACTGATACGGCAACCATGATGAACAGCGAAGGATTCAGATCGGGGTAAAAGTAAATTATAATAATACGAGGGGAGGTTGGATGAAATGGCTAAAGCACCGGCAAAAAATGCAGTTGGTTCCGAACCGAAGAGTATGGGAAAACCCAAAGATGTTTCCAATCCCATGAAGAATATGGGTGCTACAAAAAGAAACCCAAGCGCAAAAAGTAAGTAATGGAAAATAATTAGAGGAATCTATGGAAGATACATCAAGACTTCTAAAAATTATTGATCATCTTAATTTAGACCCATTGTTTCTTGAATTTACGGAATGGTTGGAAGATAGGAATCAGAAAGTCATCGGCAAACTAAGATCAGAACATGATAATATGACATATATACTTCAGCTTAATGGTGCTGACATTGAACTTTCTGATATAATAAAAACAATTAAAACCGCTCGTGAAAAGTTAATGGAGATTGAGAACCGAGAACAAACTAAATCCGGGCGCCAAACATAGACTATAAACTAACTTACATACATTATCTCCATGTGTTATGTCTGTCAATTACAAATGAAAGGAAACGTGTTTTAAGATGGCTCGTTATGAAAATTTGAATGTAACAACGCTGAATGTGAATAAGATAACGCCCATGCGCACAGGCAGTAGTTTCCCCGTTAATGTCCTGGATTTGACAGGTGTAACACCGGGAACTGGTACTACAGGATTTATTATTAAAGCAGGTACATCTGCGGCTATGCTTACAGATGCTAATGCTGGTGGTGCTGCAATTAAATGTTATATTAATTATACGGGTACTACGGGTCGTTATACCGGTTTGTGGATGGCTAATTATCTGAACGCCGACTGGACTTCTGCTACTCAGGGTGCTGGTATTTATTCAATTCGTGGTGAGGTTGGACAGAAAGCTGCTACCACTATGACCATGAGTTCCAATCAGGGGTATATGGCTGGTGTTCAGGGTAAAATTTCCGTTAATGGTACAACTGCTGGTTCGTGGTATATGTGTGCTGGTTTGTTCCAGGTTCAGTGTGCTACTACTGCAACATTTGGTGCTGGCGCTCAGTTATATGGTATCTGGGTAGATAATCAGGCTAGCGGCGAAGCTTGGCCAGTTGGTGGCAGTCATATGATTAATGTTACCAATAATGGTGCGGCAATAGATGATTTTATGTATTTCTATGGTGGTAATTCAGTATCTTATGTTTTCCAGTTTAGTACATGTGGAACCTGTGTTTCTGATTCTGGTGCTGGTGGTTCTACATCTAAGTATCTTAAGTGTACCATTGATGGTGTAGCTTATTCCATTCTTATTAAATCAGATGCGTAAGTAGATAATTAGCGGATTGTCGTTCGATCTTTAAAATTTCTTTATGTATCTTTATTATATTGTGTTATATTATAGGGGAAGGAAAATAACAATTCTTCCCCTATAAACATAAACAATTATTCGCGAGGTATGTATGTTACTGTCAATTCATGAAAGATTATTGTTGCTTAGTATTCTTCCGAGAGAAGGAAGTATTGCTACAATTAAAATAGTCAGGGAATTGCGTGAATCTCTAAGTTTTACATCTGATGAAAATATTCTTTATTCTATTAATATTAAACAAAATGATGATGGTAGTTCAAATATTATATGGAAAGATAAACCGGATACTGGTGAAGAATGGGAACCGGTTGAAATAAATATAAGTCAAAAGGCTCACGAGATTATTATGGAAACATTTGAAAAGATGAGTACCAATAAACAGTTTTCTGAAGCTCATCTTGATTTGTATGATAAATTCAAAGAGGAATAAAATAAATTTTTATAGATTATTTTATTTTGTTATTTTAACTGATGCTTGGGATCAACCCCAAACACATCACACATTTTGAGTTCCAGAAAGGTTGGACAGTATAATGGCAAATAAGATGCCGAGGGATTTACGCCCATACGAGAACGAAGCATATGGAGACGGTAAACCCGTAGAATTTTCTGCTAGCCCTGCAAAACAGGAGACAGCAGAAGAAGTACAGGAAGAAACTCAAGAGGTAAATGAATTCAATAGTCAGGTTAATACACCAGAAAAACCATCTACAGAAAGTGCGCAACCGGAAAAAACTGATGTTAAAGTTGAGAAACCAACCGAGGATTTCCAACAGAAGTATAATGTTCTCAAGGGGAAGTATGATGCTGAGGTTCCTAAACTTTCCCGTAAGTTATCGGATCAGCAACGCAAAACCGATCAGCTTGAGAAAATGATTGGGATTCTTGAGGAACGTATCGCGATGGGTAAAGAACAGGAAGAAGTTAAAGCTGAAGAGAAAAATGTTGAAGTTGCGCAGGAACCCATTCAGTCGTCTGTTGTTTCCCAGGAAGATATTGATTCTTTTGGTGAACCTTTGATAAGGTTTATTCGCAAGATTGTTAAGGGAGAAATCAAACAGAGTATTGCAGATGAACTTCCTACACATATCAAGCAACTTTCTGATGAGATTGGTTCACTTCGCGGTGGATTGGCCAAGAGTGATGAGGAAAGATTTTATTCCGATCTCCATATATTAGCTCCTATGGTAGATATGCTCAATGAGGACGAAGGATTCAATGACTGGCTCGATCAACCCAATGATGAATTGAGTGGATATACCAGACGCGACTTCTTGAATGCGGCACTGAAGGAACTTAATGTTAAGAAAACTGCAAAGTTTTTTACTACATATGCTGAACTATTGCAAGAGAAAGTACAGATACCCACAGAACCAACTAAACCACAGATTAAATCTGATGCTATATCGGAAATGGTAGAACCATCAAAGACTCGCGGTGGTGGTGCTGAGGTGAATAGACCTGTACATCAACGGCAATATTCAATGAATGATTTGAATGAATTGGGGAATTTGGTTAAAGAACGTAAAATTTCGCAAGGGGAATTTGATAGGAGATATAAAGAAATAGTTTCTAATTTAAAAGTGAGATAACAAAAATTGTCTAGTTTTAAATTTAATTTTTCTTTAATCTTTTACCACTCCAATGCGAGATTCTTACATAACATTAATACAATTGGAGTGTGAATTTAGATGGCTATTTATCCTGTTTCGAGTGGAGTCGCTGATCTTTCGGGAACTTATATTCCGCAGCTTTGGGACCCCCGTATTCAGATGAGGTTTTATGCTAATTCAGTTATTTATGATATATGCAATACAGATATAGAGGGAACTATCAAGAAATATGGAGACAAAGTTTACATCCGTACCCTTCCCGATATTACAGTGAGTACATACAATAAGGGTCAGAAATTAAATGTCGAGTCTCCTAGTGCTGCGAATAAGACTCTGAGTATTGATAGTGGAAAATATTTTGCGTTTTTGCTTGAAGATGTTGATGAAGTCCAGTCCGATCTGGATCGTCTTTCTGCGTGGACCGAGACTGCTGGTAAACAACTTCAGGAACAAATAGATACTGCTGTTCTCCAGGGTATTTACGCCAGTGGTCATGCATCTAATATGGGTACAACCGCAGGTGTGGATTCGGCAGGGTTTAATCTTGGTGCATATTCTGGTTCTGGGTTACCAATCACTAAGAGCAATATTATTGATTATATTGCTGACTGTGCATCCGTCCTTGATGAGCAGAATTGCCCTGATGACGGCAAACGCTGGATTGTTCTTCCTCCGTTGTTTACCAATCTAATTAGTAAATCCGATCTTAAAGATGCATCTCTTAGCGGTGATGGTGAATCTATTGCTCGTAATGGTAAACTCGGTATTATTGCCAATATGACAGTATATAAATCTAACCATGTAAAGAGTGTCTCTGATACCAATACTTGTTGGTATTGTCCATTCGGACATCCGATGGCAATCTCTTTCGCATCTCAATTGGATAAAACCGAAACAATTACCTCCCAGGATACATTCGGGAAAATTGTTCGTGGACTTATGGTCTATGGATATAGTGTCACGAAAACTGAGGCACTTGGGATTCTGTATGGTTATAAGGGTTAAGGATAAAAAGTTGGTTTATGGTAATGGTAGGATAGTATTGTAAATCTTTATTATCCTACCAAATAAATTCATGACTTATATTTTCCCTAGGGGTGTTATATAATGGCAGCTTATGATTATTCGACAACTGCTCATGGGGGTGGACAGGGATTCGCAGCTACTACAATGGGTAGGTGTCAAGCATTTAGGATACCCATTAATGTTGCAACTGTTTGCGCGGATTTGAGTCTATCGGCATTTACCGCTGCTGATACTCTAAAAATCTGGCTTATTCCTGTTGACTTTCATATGCAGGGTGTTCGTGTTGAAGTTAAAACAGCGTGTACAACTACGGCTGCGCAAACTATTGACATTGGAGATGCTATAGGTACTGGTGAGGATTATTGGATGAGCGCAAGAGATATAAAAACTGAATCCGATACCAGTTCAATTACTTACAATACTGCGGTTGGTGGTAATATTTATACTACTGCTACCAGTTACATCATTATTCTTTTCAATGGTGCGGCTGCTGATGGTATATTCGATGTTGTTATTTGGGGAACTGATACTACTGCCCCGGACAAAGATTAATTAAATAGGTATTGATATTTTAAACTTTTTCATTAGGAGAAAAATATGGCTGCATACGATTATTCAACTACTACTTACGGTGGGGGCCAGGCTTTGGCGGCGACTACTTCGGGACGTGGTGTCGCATTTAGAATCCCCGTAAATACCGCAACTCTTTGCACGGCATTTGGTATATCGGCATTCACTGCTACTGATACTGTCTATATATGGAAAATTCCCGAACATTTTCATATGGAGGGTGTTAGGGTTGAGGTTAAGACCGCTGGTACTCCAGCTACTTCCACTATGGATGTTGGAGATGCTACACAGGCTGCGGGTTGGCAGAGTAATACTGATTTGGTTACCGTTGCCGATACCGCTTCAATCACCTATAACTCTGTTGTTGGTGGTAAGATTTATGTTATCGGTACAGACCCATATATAGTTCTTAGGTTTGACCATGCTGCGGCAACTGGTACTTTTGATCTTGTTATTTGGGGTATTGATACCGATGCTCCTGAGTGCTAAATAAACTATTGAATTTGGATGGGAGATTGATATATCACTTTCTCCCATCTACTTTACCTTAAGGATGAGATATATGCGGTACATGAGAAAAATTGGAACCAACATGATATTCCCATATGATCCAAATCCAAATGTTTTAGCGGAATGCGAATTATTGCCAGAAGGATTTGATCCCATCACCAAAACTATTAAAAAAGAAGAAGTCAAAGAAGTAGTTAGGGAAACAGTTAGGGAAATAGCAAAGGAAGAAACAAAACCTGATACCAAGATCAAGGATGTTAAAGTTCCAGAACCACCGGAGGTTGAAGAACCGCTATTCACCGTTGATTCCGTTGATATGTTTATTGACACAACTCCAAATTATTCAAATCTGAGACGTTCTCAGGCTATGAATGAGGCTAAGACTCGAAGCATTCCGACATCTGTTACAGAAACACGGGATGATATTATCGCGAAATTAGTTGAAGATGATAAGTCTAAACAAGATAAAGGTAAAACTAAGAATATATAAGGTGAATTGAGTTGACATTAATGAGTTACACTTTGGCAACATTAGCCACGCGAACACGCAGAATACTTCATTCGTATACTCAGATTAATTGGGAAGATACTACGATATATGAGTATCTGAATGAGGGATATGTTAATTTTGGTGTTAGATCGGAATGTTTAAGAAAAGAAACCAGTGTTACTCTTACTGCTGATACATCAATTCAAACATTACCAACAGATACTATTACAATTTATCGTGCAGAATGGGATAGTCTTAAAGTTGCCATGACAGATACACATACTATGGACATGACATATGGGGATGGATGGAGAACAACTACTGGTGAAATAGTAGAAAATATTCTTCAAGATAATGAGGATGCGGGGAAGTTCAGGATTTACCCAATATTAGATACTGAGGCTATAGGTACAACTAAACTTAAACTTATACATTCTTATATACCAGCAGAAATAGTTTCACCGTGGACAACCGCTTTATCTATCCCCATAATATATCAGGTTAATTTATCTGATTATGCAATATATAGATGTCTATATGAACAGGTACAGTCTGATAGAAATATACCATTGGCAGATAGGCATTATGATTTATATATGGATGCGGTAATGAGATGTAGAAAAGAAAGTTTTGAAAGTAAATTGTTTGATGTTGAGGGTAGAGTTAAACATAGGAGATTTGTATAAAAATAGAGTTTATGTAATTAATATATTTTAGAAAGTTAGGTGAACAAAATTGTCTGATGTTCTTGTTATTACACAAGCCGAAATGGTTACAAATATTCGAGCATTGCTTAATGAACCAGTCGCGCTTGGAATTTCTGATGATGATATTAAAATGTTTTTAGATGATGCAGTAGTAGACCTTTCTACTAAAACAAATCTAGCAAGAACAAGAGATACGTTTATCACTCTTGCTGGGAGTGCTACTTATGCAAGTTCTCAGAGCGAATATCTTGTTTCTGCTGATGCTGCATTAGCCGTATCTGGATATAAAATTGCGAGTGTTATGTATTTAGGTACTACCATTACTGCCGATGATGGTGTTGACGTTGGATTTGGTACGGCACGAGGTCTGGCAAAGATACACCCCAGGATGGTTGCGCATTTACCATCTACACTTGGTATTCCCATATACTGGTATTATACTACATCTATTGTTGGTGCATCTAGCGCAGATGTTGTAGGTATTTGGCCTAAACCGGCAGCCGCCCAAACCAGTCAATTGCTTAGAGTATTGTATTATGAATATCTTCCGGGTTATTTAGATACTGGACAGGATGATAATACTGTTCCAGATTGGGCGCAAGATGTTCTTATGTGGTATACTTATGCCAAATGTCTTGAGCGTGAAGGTAGATTCGCTCAAGCCGAACAGTATATGAGTTATTATAATAATATAGCGATGTTCATGAGAAATGATATTACTAATCCAGATATTGATTCTAAGGATATGATGGTGCAACCTGATTATACTCGTGTTGTACAGTAAAATAGGAAGGTGAAAATAAATGGCAGTAACATTCCCAATATCCAAAGCTAATGCGCTGGCTGAGGTGAGACGTATTATCCGAGAACCGGTTGCATTGAATTTTTCTGATACAGAAATTAATACATGGTTGCAGAATGGTGCTCGTCAATTTTCGGTACTCACGCTTTGCAATCCAGTATCGGAATCTATTACACTTGCCCAATATACATTTTGGACTACATGTACTCTTAAGATATTTAAGATTGAACATGTCGTCTATGATATACTTGGTGCTGATACTAATGCTCAAGGCCCGATTGGTCTTGAACGAATATCAGCAGAACAACTTGGCAATATTGCAACTGGTACGGGAGCACCAAGATTTTATTCGGTGTGGACTGCTGGTGGTACTGAATATTTACCCGTAATTTATTTATGTCCTGTTACCGTATCTACATCTTCACCCAAACTAACCGTTATGGGATACCAGTTATTTAGTGATTTTTCTACTGATATTCGTCAATCATATACTCAGTATCCCTGTATTTACTTTGCACTTTCATGTTGTGCAGCAAAAGCTGGACAGCATTCCTTATCTGCTTTGTATATGAAGAAGTTTCTTGGGGATTGCGGTTTCTATAGACGCGAGATTGGCGATTGGCGTAAACAGGTTGATTCAAAAGATAAATTTAAACTTCCAGATGTTACAAGAACAGCACCCACTGGTTAATTATAAAACTAGTTGATTGCATTTCTGATTATATTATTATGATTTTAACTTTTGTTTCTGGGGGTTGAAATTTAAATGGTCAAAGGTACTGGAAGAGCTACGCAAATTAAAAGAGGTGGGGGTAAAAGTGGATTTTATCAAACTCATTCTGTTACACCAGAAGGATTAGCACCCTCTTCTCAAATCACACCAGTACCGATTCAGATTGTTGAGGAAACGGAGATAGAACCTGTTATCAATGATAATATCTCCGTTTCAAATAATAGTTATGTTGAGAATATAGATCAAAAAAATGATATTAATACTGAAATTATTAGTACAACCGAATCCACATACATAGAAAATATTAAGATAGACAGTAATATTGGTACAGATATTGCTACGTCCGAATCTACCTATACAGAATTTAATCCACAAGTTTCTAAGATTCCAGATACAATTCCAAATTCTCAAGATAACTATATAGAGAACATAAGTAAAGATAGTATATTAGACAATAATGTTGCAACTTCTCCGTCTACCATTATTGAAGTTAATAGTGTTATTCCAACTATAGATATAAAGGTTGCTGATTCACCAGATACATATAAAGAGTTAGAAGTTAAAGTATCGAATATACCGAGTGAGATTCCAAAATCTCAAGATAGTTATGTGGAAAACATTAGTAATAAGAAAGATATTGATATAGAAGTTTCAACATCAACGGATATTTCCAATGAGTTTGTACCAAACATTTCTAGTATACCAAATGAAATTTCCAATTCTCAAGATACATATAGGGAATTTATATTAAATAGTTCTAATATACCTAGTGAAATTTCTAATTCTCCCGATACATACAAAGAATTTATACTACAACCGTCAAATATTCCGAATGAGATTCCGACTTCTAAAGATAGTTATATAGAAAATATTTATACCAATCACAATATATCACAAGAAGTACAATCTTCACCAGATACATATCGCGATTTTATAAATAAATCTATAACTATACCAGCGGAAATTTCCGAGTCTCAGAATAGTTATATCGAATCTATTCGCTCAATACCTCAAATATCCCCAGAAGTTGCAACCTCCCAGGATACATATAAAGAATTTATCCCCAACAAGAATTCCATCTTACCATCCCCAGAAGGTATTGTAGTTTCCCAGGAAGATTCTTATAAATATAAGCGTCGAGAGTTTGTGTTTTCCAAGGGTAAGTGGATACCATTTAGTAATTTACTTACTATAGATGGAGATAATTTTAGTGTTCTTAAAAACTTTAGATACCACGATGATGGGTTGGAAGGTGTTGATGGAACAAGTATAGTTAATACCAACGGAACCGGGAAATATATGAAGAGCGGTATACAATTACGTACAAACTATACCGAGAAAGATTATATATTAGCACAAATATCTGATTCCTCTGGTGTTAATAGATTAATTATTGAGAATAGAGCAACGGTTCCGGCTACTGGAGAATTTGATGGATACACACAGATAGTTTTAAGTGTGACATATAATTTATATTTCACAACAGTAAGTGCTGGTGTAACTAAAAGTAATAGTATATCTATACAACAGGGTACATACACCGGTACATCTCTCAAAACTGAATTACAAAGAGTTCTTAATTTAGATGGAGTATTATGTCAGGGTTTACCAGGCGACCCGTTTACTGTCACATATTCTGCCAACAAATATACTATAGCATACGCGGGTACATCGGTATCGTTTACCTATTTATTGAGTGACGCAACAATGGCTGGTTATTTAGGATTCACCGCAGACGCAGGTCCAGGTGCTACGATCATTAGTGATACTTCTGTTAATTACGAGAACCCACTTTATACTGAGGATACAAGTGCTGCTGGATTGGCTAGATTCGCGATACTTCCCGCAGGTAATGTTGGGATATGTGATGGTCATGAGAATCTGATTTATGCAGGCGATGAGATACCGGTAGGGGCATTTCTGTATGGTACGGAACCTACATTGGCTATTGGGGCATCAGCCAATGATGAAATCCAATTTACAAGCAATCATGGTACAGCTACCATAGATATACCACAAGCTACTTATACGGGGATAACGCTTGCAGCAGCGATACAAGTTGCCATAAGAGCTAATGGAACAATAGCACTACCATCGGCAATAGTTGAATTTAGACTTGGGAAGTTTTATATAGATGCGGGAGAATCTGCGCATACAATATTATTTACCGGAACTGGGGATGGCGCACTTCAACTGGGATTTACAGAAGCGACTACAGCCGCGAAAACAATGTATGGACAAGCACCGTGGATTAATAGTCCATATTTAAGTGTGTTCAGTGATAACACCAATGCGGTAAATAATAACCTAACAACATCAGGTAATACAGTCGCCATAGGTAACGCTTCGGCATATAAATATTTTCTAATAGGCTCCACGAGACCAATACAAGGTATGAGAATAACTACTACAAGTGGTAATTTTGCAACAGGTACGTTGTCCGGGAAATATTTTGATGGGGAAAAATTAGTTGCATTATCTTCTTTAGTTGTATCCACAAGTGGGTCTGTGGATACCGTAACATTCACAGACACTTCTACTACCGCGAAACCAATGTTCATAGATGGGTATTATCTGTTTTTCTACCGATTTGAATTGTCTACTGGGGCAGTAACAATTTCGAATATAACACTAAAATCAAACATACAAAACATTGTTGATATATGGGATGGTATTTATAGAACGTGTTCTAAATTTACTTATTTTAGATATGAAGATTCAAAATATTCTGATTTTGATTTTACACTTGAAGTAGCAAGTGAGTCAATATTAACAACAAGAGAATATGTATATAGTTCATCTTCGGCAGAAACAAAAACCGGGATGGTTCCAATAGGTGCTGATGTAGGCGGTTCTGGTTCTGGGCTGAATGAAGCCGATCAGGACTATATTGAAGTCATGTTTGAAGAACCCATGTGCGCGTTTAAATGGGATTTATATAAAACCGAGCATGGTGGTGACGTGGAGTCCATAACTGTTTATTTTTGGGATGGTACTCAATATGTGAAAGCCCAAAATGTACATGATACACTTAAAAATGATGAAACATATGGAGCTACTACACCAACTTCAAATTATTATATGCTTAAAAGTGGTGGTGTCCAGTTTTTTGGCATACCATTATATAACGCAGATGGTACAGCATATACGGGGGTAGAAGTAAAATCAGAAATTAAGGGAATAAGAGGATATAGGTATAAAATTACATGGACATATGAAGCGGCACAACAGAGATTTTTACATCTTATACTTGATAGATTTACTGGTGTTCCACGGTATAGAACAATTGACAACGCATATGTTTTCCCCATGCAATATAGAAATAGAACAATGTTGTGCGGTTGCATAACAGATGATGAACGTAACCGCGTAAACTATTCTGGTAAAAATACTCCTGATGTTTATAACGGTACTGAT